GCCGTTATAAATGCCCCACACTATTGTGAAACCTGTTGAATTATCACGTGCCCATCCATTAGTTCCGTTAGAAACTGACCAATTCGATGTGTTAGATGTGACAGTATCCTGAGTTGTAATAGAGAAAGTTGTGCCATTTCCTCTAGTGAAAGTCACGGTTCTTCCGCTGACACTAACGGCTTTAATATAGTTGTCAGTAATTACCTGACCTGACCCGTCTTGTGTCGCTTTTGTAGCTGTATCTGCGGTAGTTGCCGAAACCGCCTTTCCGTCGCTCGGCAAATAATCATGCGTGTGATCGGAAGCAGAAGCTCCGACATCAGCGGGAGTTAGCGTGATGTTTCCCGTTTCATCTGGCAAACATCCGTTGATAGTTTTAACCTTCCCTGCTTCTTCGATAAGATCGGCTAAATCATCATTTCCAACAATGATTTTTGGAGCTTTTACAAAATTGTTTTCGCCCGTAATCACAATCGAGCCGTTAATACTCCCACCTTCAGAACCTATCGTTACTTTATTCAGTACGTTCTTAATGGCGGTTTTAATTTCTGTTTTTGTTTTCTTTGGCATTTCTAATTCTTATTATTTTGTGGCAATTTAAAACCTATACTTTGCCTAAACCCATTTATTGAAAATGCTTGTACAATAACCTTCGTCTGATGATTTAGCTCTTAATCTAAAGACGATAATTTTGAAAAAGTTATTGCCCCGATTGCTAATATCGTGAACTCCCGTTAGTGAGTTGTTTCGAAACTCGGTATTGCAGTCGGGGCAATTCTTTTATAATTCTGCCCCGAAGTTTGAAAAGTCCGTCTTCAACTTATTTGAACTTCATCAGAGAAGGGAGTGAACAACCCTTCTCTTTTTAGTTTGTAGCTTTATTCCAAGCTACAGTATCACTTCCGCTCGCCCAACCATTACTATTCGCGCCTCTTGAATAAATAATCCCATTAGCGGCCACAATAAAGAGTTGTTGAATTTCAGCATGTTGCCCTGTTAAATGCACTAACCAACCATATTGCCCTGGCTGATTCTTAAGTCTGCCCGTTTGTGAATACCAATAAAGACCTTTGGGTTGGGTTCTCCAAAACTCTGGAGTATCAGTCGAAGCAGTAGTTGAGTTAGTAGTTATGTTTGGAAGAGTATCGGCTCTATAACCAATTTCGGCATTGTGATAGCGGGCTGTGCCGTTTAAATAAGTATCACCTTGTACAGTTAAATTACCCGTGATGCTTCCGCCAGCAATGTCTAACTTCTTTGCTAACTCTTGAATAAATTGGACGTTTTGCTCTTCAAGAGAAGTTTTAATTACATCAATACAATCTTTTAATGTCTTTCCCGTCATTCAATTCTTTCCCATATCGCATAAACTGCGAACGGAGGAAGATTGTTATGAGCTTGAGAACCACCAGTTGAAGCCGTTTGCAGGTCTTTGTTTGGGTCACCAGCACCACCGCCACCAGTGGTTGAACCTCCTAACCCGTTCCAAGACAGACCATATCCGATTGTGCCGACATTCAGGTCAACCTGCCAACCACCTTCGTGTTCATAAGACCAATAAATACCTCTGTGGTTGTGTCTCGGCATTTCCTGCACTGTAAGCGTATGACTTTCTTCACCGCCAGTCTGACCGATGGGACGATTCTCGGAAGCTCCGTAAATAAATCTTCCTTCAATCCGCTTCCATTTAGAATACCCCCCCCGAATAGAATTACATCGGGGTTGCGGTCATCACTAGTGAAGAAAAGCGAGCCAACGGGATGAACCGCAAGCAAAACTTCTCTGATTAGTTCTTTTAAATCTTTTTGTTCTGTCATCTAAGCTGTGCGTTTCCAACAGTAAGTAACTACATACGGTGGAAGGTTGTTATGAGGTTGATTACCACCACCGCCGTTGACAATGCTTTTTAAGTTGTCGGGAACCGTAACGCCGCCATCTGCAACGGCGCAGTCAGTGGCCGCCAAAGCATCAAAGTTTGAATCGTTGATCGTGAAGACTGCGCCAGGATTACTAACCATAAAAATCTGTTTGGTTATGTAGTGACTGTGTATTGGCAATTCTGATGCCGTTAGAGTGTGGCTTGCTTCACCGCCCGTTTGTCCTTGTTGATAGGTGTCTCCTGCGGTTAAGATGAACCTATCTTTTATTTGTACCCATGTTCCGCCGAAAATTTCACTTGGGGGGGGGTAGATACATCAGAAAAGTAGTAACTGCCCACTGGATGGGCTTCTAACTTTGCTTTCTGAATCGCTTTTTCTAATAGTTGTTCTAAATTCATTTATGCTGTTCTTCGCCAAATGTATGCGCTTCTGTAAGGCTGTAGGTTATTGTGAGGTTGAGAACTACCTGCTGAAGAAGTTGAGCCCGTCCATGCTCTTGAGGCCTCAAAACCTACTCGATAATCCCAACCAGTATTTGTAGTTCCCTCTCTTCTTGTTTCGCCACCACCTGCATAGTAAAAAGCTCCATAAGGTTCTTCTTTTCCGCCACAATCGAATGTCGGGAAGTTGCCTGTGATTTGCATCGTGCCTCTGTCGTGGGTGTGAGCTGGCATTTCCGAACCACTGAGAGTATGCGTTGCTTCTCCGCCCTCACTACCTACTGGATAAGCCGAGCTTGCTCCGAGTAAAACTCTACCTTCGAGTTTAACCCAAGTGCTTACCCCCCCCCAGTCCAAGAATTTCAGCAGGATTTCTATCTTCTTCGGTAATGAAGTAACTCCCTACTGGATGTGCTTTCAACACTGCGACCTGACCTGCTTTTTCAATTAACTGTTGTAATGTTGCCATTTAGCTACCCGCTTCTGTTTCGGTTTCAGTTTCGGCACCAGTTTCTTCGCCTAAAGCAGATTCAAGACTTGCGTAAGCCTCGTCAATCTGAGTCTGGAAATCGTTCTTAGTCAAGTAAGTAGAAGTTGCTTCTGTCTTCTTCACATAGTTAGCTTCAACATCCGCTTTAAAAGCCTCAAAAGCTGTTTTCAATGCTTGAAATTCACTTTCATCAGCTTTCGTTTGAAGAACAACCTCATTAACCTCATCAAACGCTTCTACAATCGCTTCACCGAGTTCGATGATGTCGTTATCAAGACTTTCGAGAATATCGACCCAAACGCCCTTTCTGCGCTGAAAAAGCCGTTGTAAGTCTGATCTGAAACAAAGCATTCCCTCTTTCAGATTTTCTTCGGGGAAAACAATTCCCGCACTGCACGTAATGCTTGCTTCGTCATTGTGCAAAATTAACGGCAACGAGTCTTTTAACGGTGTCGTTAATTGAATTTCTTTATAACCTTGTGCCGCCATTTTCTACCTGTACTTTCTTGGGTCTGCCCCGTTTTATGTAGGTGTTAGCCCACTTAACTTTTGCCCAAACGCCCTCATGGTTTTCAGAGTAGTAATAAGTAGAAGAGCCGTTAATTGAGCCGTTCTGAAGATATTTTTCCCACGCTTCAATCTTGTAAAACTCAATGGGGGACAATTCGCTTAAAAGTTTTAATTCTTTCTTGTTTGCGAAAATGCAGGGTGTACATCCAACACGAGAAAAGCCCATTGCATACAACGGATTAGCTTCAATTCCGCTGTCTTTAATCTTTTTAAATACGTCTTCAACAGTCCAACTTAAAATCGGTCTTACGTCCCAAGCCCGAGCGCCTGTTTTTTTGTCTTCAATTCTCAACTCTCTTTCAGGATATTTTGCACGCTTTGTAGATTCATCTGCTCTTACGCCCGTCCAAACTTCAACAGACTCTCCGTTTTGAAGAAACTGCGCTATAAAATCATTTGCGGGTTTTTGTTTTAATTCTTTTGTGCAAAATCTGCTTGTAAAGCCAGGAAATCTACCGTTGACTAAGCAAAGGTCTAAGAACGCGCTACCTGTTGGTCTGATGTGTTTTGCAATCTCGGGATAATCTTTGAGCCTTTCAGCCTTTCTTTTCAGTTTTTCAGTGCTGTCTAATTTCAGTCTTACGATTTTTGAGAAACCTTTTGATTGAAAATAATCATCAAGATAATTCAAATACTCATAAGTCTTGTGATGCTCGTTACCCGTATCGCAAAAAATAAAAATTACATCCTCGGGTTTATTTTGCTCCATTGCAAGAAGAGCAACGGCTGTGCTGTCTTTCCCACCAGATACCGATATTATTTTTCTCATTTAGTATCCCGCCGCAGTCCAAGTGAACGTGCCTGTAGTTTTGTTTCCTTCAACGTCATAGAGCATCACGGTAAAGCCAGTAGTGCTGACATTACTCACAATCGGACGAATGGCTTCTAAAGCATTTCCGCCACGCATTGTCACGGTGACTTCAGGAGCAACGCTGAATTCTCTTGAGAAGTGAACGGTTGCACCGTAATTCTTATCCGTAACGCTTGTAGAACCTCGGTCATATACGTCATCAACGTCAATAGCCACGTCAATTTGCTCAACTAATGCTCGGTCAGCCGTTGTAGCCTCTAAAGCCAGTCTGAAGAGCGCTTTTTGATACTCGTAGTCGCCAGTGATGAATTCCCTAAATGTCGTATATCCGACATGACGACCGCCGTTGCGCATGAACTTATCCAGACTTTCTTTCGTCCAAATCCCTTCTTGAAAGAACAAATCGGAAATAACACCTCGGGCTACTTCCTTAATCGCATCATAGAAATTGAGTGACTGTGATTTAAATACGCCAATCTCTTTCTCGACCGTTGTCTCTGCAACCGTGTAGTTCTCTGAGTGATTTCTAATCCAAGCGATCTGTCGATCACATTGATCGAGCAGTTGCAATGCCTCAAAGACCATGTGCTCCGCATCTTTTGCCAAATGTTCAGCAAAAAAGATTTTATCTTCGACATTTTTATTGATGTCTTTCTCGGTTTTCGTCTCTCCAACGACAAAAAGCTCCTCGAACTCTTTTACCAGAACTAAAAGAGTGTTCAGAGCGTCTTCAAACTCGATTGCTTCGCTAAACGGAACATGAATTTGTGCTGATTTAACTTCTAAGAAAGTCAGCAGTTCTTTAAGATTGCTTTCAATGTCAAAACGAAACGTTTTGCTTACCGCAAGGGCTTCATCTATTGATGCAGTGTAGTTTGTGGGATGATGCCAGAGCCAGTCTCGCTGATCATCCCAAGTCCCTAAGCCCGAATTTTCGCTAATCCATGTTCTGTATCTTGTCGAAGCAGGAGATACAACAATGGTTGTCATTAGCTAGACGGCTGAGACATTGTGAAAGTAAATGTCATCTTAAGGGTATCGTCATCGCCCTTATTGATAACTGGGAACACAACTCGGTCAATCAAAATGCCGTCAGTTTCCGCATTCTGCACACTTGCTTCGGTCAATGCGCCTGTAGCTTCGCCCTTATTGAAGGTCGTCTCAAAAGTAAAGGTCTTTGTGCCAGCGGTATGAGCGTATGTGGCTGCTTTTGCCATTAGCTGAGTTTGAAGAGCTGTCTGATCAACAGAAACGGCAGTAGTGCTTGTACCTACAGCGATGTAGCTCATAACAGCAGGACGGGCAGAAGCGTTACCAATAGCGTCGGCAATGAAGTCAAAACCGACATCAAGAATGGCGTTGTGCTTATGAACAACTTCGTAGGAACCGTCTGCTTTGTGAAGTTCGGCTGTGAGAGAGCCTACTAATTTGAAGGTGTCAGATTTAATCATTTTTATTATTATTTTTCAACTTGAAAAGTCTAGCAAAATTTTGCCATATTGTCAAGTGGTTAATTAAGCATTCCCCACTGACAATAGTTTTATTTGACCCTGCGGGAACGCGGGTGTTGTTTTAAACTCAACTTGCTTACCAAGAATGCCGTAACCGAAACCTCGAGTCACATTTGTTTGGTAGAAAGCAATACAAAAATAATCATCTGCAAGAAACTCAGTTTCAAAAGAGATGTCTTTCCCGTCACTGCAAGCAAGATTCAGCGTCTTTTCTTCCGTGTTGTAGTAAATCTTGTACCAGCCAGTGCCGTCTTGAGTCTGCATTATCAGAATCTCAGCACACTTATTCCGCCCCTGATCTTTTGCCTTAAACCAAAAACTGAATTTAAAGTGCTCTGGCACATCAACTAACTGCCACTTAGCGCTTGTGATCAAATTCATGGTCATTCCAAGAGCATATCGGGCAGGTTCATAATGCGCTTGCGCTGATACCGCTTGCTTACCTGACAATGTGTCGGTTGTATTTTCGAGAGAAATTCCCTCAATGTCTGAAGAGCCTAAACCGTACTCAAGAGCAATCTGCTTATAAGCAACGATACCGTCTTGGTCTCCTTCTAAATTCCAAGCTCGCTCTGCGCCAGGAGCTTCAAAGTCGCACGTTAAATCTTCCCAAGTGGTTGTATCTTCACCTGTGCAAGCAATCGTTGTGACTGAAGTCGAGAATGAGTTGTGAGCATAATGCTTCTTGAAGAGATCAACAGGGATGATGTACTCCGAACGCTTTCTATCATCATCCATGACAAGATCGTCACCTCGATCAGACATATACACTCTGTGGTTAGAGAAACCTAATCCACGTTCGTGCATTTCAATGATGATGTTCTTGTCTTTGTCGTTGGTTACACCGATTTCATACCAGTCAGCAGACTCAGAATAAATTCCGGGCATACAGACTGCTTTAATCCAGAATTTTCTTCTTGTCTGTGCGCCAACCGGAATAGTCGCATGATTGAGTTTTGACTGACAAACAAGCGTAGAAGCCGTCCAGTTAATACCTTCTCGGATTTCATAGAAAGTAATATCTGTTTCGGGGTTACTATCCCACTTCAGCTCAAGACGCTCATTAGAACGTACAACTTGGAAGTTCTCAGGTGTAATCGGAGCATGAAGATCAAGTCTTGTCGTTGTGACATGCTTAGAGAGACTACCGTCAGAGTTAATCGCTCGAATATGGTAGTAATAAATGCCCGCTTTATCCTGATAATGAACAAACGAGTTACCTGCAAAGTTCGTAATAATCGCTTCGCCAGCATCCCAAGAATCACCGATTCTGATTTCATAACCGAGCGCTCCTTCAACGGGTGTCCAGTCAAGCTGTAAGTAAGTTGAGCGCTTAGTAATCGTGAAGTCTTGAATATCGTCGGGAGACGGCAAAGAATCTTCGGCGTCGTAGTAAGTCTCAAGCTCGGTAGAAAGTGTACCAAGTACGCCCTTGGCGTAAATCTTGATGTGATAAAGGCCATTCTGTGCGTTAGAGATCGTGTAGTAAGGAGAATTAACTTCTACCGAAGTCCATTCGTCTCCGTTACCGTCTTTATCTTCAGTTCGATATTCAACAACCCAAGAAGCGTTGTTCTTACCAGCCGTCCAAGAAAGCTCAAGATTACCTGTTCTAATACCTGTAGCAGACTTAGATATGGAAACCGAAATATTAAGATTATTGGGTTTGCCAACATCATACGGGTCAATTTCTGAAGTATTGGGAAGCTGAATCTCCCAACCCTTCTCTATCAGATCGTACTTGCCTTTGTTGTAGCTAATACAATCAATATTGAAAGTGCCCTTGTCTTCGCCCTGAGCGATGTTTACGACACGAGCAATCTGAGGTACGAGATTTTCTTCTTCGATAATCCAAATTGCATAGTCAACGGGAAGTTCAGGAAGAGGCTCGTCCCAAAAGACCTCGGCTCTTGGCTCGTCATCAGAGATTTTCAGTGTTCTCGTGACGAATGTGTTGTCAGGCATCCGAATTGAAATTTTCGGATTGGCTTCGCTCTTTAACTGCGTTACTGCGTCAAGAATCGCCGAGGTAGTTGTACAAGACTTTAAACGACCGCCAAGTCTTCTACCTGCATGGTACGGGTCGTGAATCTTAATAATGTCGCCAGGAAGCACCAAAGCGGCGTCCAAACCGACAGTAAACGAGATCATGTCGGATTCATACTGCTCAGTGTAGAGAATCCACTTACCAGCACGAATAGCTTGAGCACGAGAAGTACAGCCGAAAAGTGTTAATTCAGACTGTCTAACGCCCCATTTTTCAATTAACTCTCGATCTTCAACATACTCGACAACCTGCTTGTAGTTTTGATCGGGGTCGTTCCAAGTGATTAAAGCAACTGAGTGATGCTCGTTTCTCGAAGAACCTGCATAACGGAACTCTCCGTTGACAACATTGGCTTGAGTAAAAAGAACAGACGGCTCAGTGGGTTTGTCACAAGTGAAGTTCGCCTGACCCATTGCCCAATAGGTCATACCTCTGAAGACAGAAGTAATGGAGTTGATTAACTCATAGGCTTCAGAGCGCTCAGTAACCTGAGTGTTAATTGAGAACCGTTTTTCTTTCTTGCCTAAGCCGTCATCAACTAATTCGTCGCAATAACGACCAATTTCATAGAGCTTGGATTTATTGATCTGCTCAGGCTTAATGAATTCTCCCAAACCCCAACGGGTATTGGTCAGCAAGCCATAGAGAATCCAAGCGGGATTATCGGTAACTTCCATTTTAAAAGTACCGTCCCAAATTCCGTTATAAGTGTTGGTCTTCTTGTCATAGTTGCTCGGCACTTGAAGAATCAAGCCGTCAACAATGTAAGAACGTGTCGGAATAGACGAAAGATTCTCAGCGGTTGCAGAGATGCCGATAATGGCAGAGTTCGGATAATTGAGCTTTGTTTCTGAAATCAGAAACATCGTTGTAAAACTCAACGCCGCCACATAGTCATCATCCGCTTCGGGAGATAACTTAGTCAGTCTGATTAGCCAACGTTCGGGCGCTTTGCCCTTAGAGTCCCGCTGAGGAAGATTAAAGGTATAGCTTCTCTGATACTGAGAAGAAGTTTTACCTTCAACTCTTTGCGTGCCGTAATCAACAAAGTCATCGTTATTGATGGCAATTTCAAATTTAAACTCAATCGAGGTTTTCTTTAGCCCGTTATCAACTCGATAAAGGTAAGGAATAGAAACTGCGCAACGAACTTTGTCAGCGATTATCTCTGTAATTGATCGAACAACGGGAAAGCCGTTTTTGACTTCTGCGCCTACTTCAATGGGGATGACGGTGTTCTCGTATCCCTGCATCATGTCCTGATAAGGCGTTCCTCTGGCTTCTTTTACGTAAACATTGTCATAGTTAAAAGAGCCTGTTTGGTTCTGAAGAGGAACGTCATCAAAATAAATTGATTTTGCGCCATCAACAAGACCTCCGATCTGACCTTCGGAGATTAAGTCCAAGACCTGAAGAGAAGCAATCGAGAAAAGAGTGTTTTTGTCGTTAGACTGTTTGTTACCTTTACTACCGCCACCAGCACCAGCTACATAATTTTTCATTTTCTGTCTTTAACCACTTCAACAATTCCAGGCTTGCCTGTTGGGGTAACGCTTTGATCTGAAACGTTAATAGAAGAACTGATAACGGCTGAACCGACCTTGCAACGACCAAAAACTAAAGGAACTGGAACGCCCTGTCGAGTTGTGTTTTGAGCGCCGTTGAAGTAGTAGGAGGTTCCAGAATCGTCATTGTCGTCTTTTCTTGTTCTCCCCATAATTACTGTAATAATGGTACTGACCAACATACCCGCGCCCGAAACGATCAAGGAGGCGCCCCACGCTTGTCCAAAACAGCAAGCAATAGCGCCCACAACAATCATTACGGCTCCGACAATCGCCCCCATCCATTTACCCGCGCCATAAACCGTCGGTACAAAATGAATTTCTGAAGGTTCGCATTTCATAAGCATCGTCTTTTCGTCCAATGCTTCAACTCTTCCATCTGCGTATTTGCAGATAATCATGCACTTTTCATAGCGCTTCAGATTGTCTCTAATCCATTGTCCAAATCTTGGAATATTTGCTTGAATGAGTTGTAATGCTTCGGCAGGAGTATGAATATCTAACGTCCACTCTCTGCCGAAGTTTCGGCCCATCGCTCCCTCAAGATAGATTTTCGTTAACATCTTTGTGTCTCCAATGAGAAAGCGTGTGCATCTGCCAGTAAGAACCGCCGTAGATGTCAGTGTTGGACAAACGGCTGTTAATGTGATGAAGAATCTTGTCGTCTCCGACATAGATTGCTACATGGTCGGCGCCATTCGTGCCCATCTGAATCAAGAAAATGTCACCTTTCTTCGGTGTGCCGTTGATCTTCTGAAAACCAATCTCGGAGGCTTTTCGCTCGAAGTAGCCCTCTTCATTCATCCAAGGGTCTTCGTCCCGCTCCCATTCACCTAAGTCGATGTCGTATTCTTGCTTGTAGTAGTCTCTGAGGAGGGTATAGCAATCAAACGTGCCATAGCAGTAATTTCTTCCGACCAAAGGCTGTACAAAACCAGAAGGTACAAGAACTTCAATGTTCTCGCCAAAATAGATTTCGCCCTTTTCATTCTTATGCACCTCTCCGATAAACCAAGTCATTTCGGTGTTTTCACATCCTTGTTTGTCTGCGTCGCTCGGTTTTGCGTCGGTGTTGCAGTGTGTGTGCCATGCTCCGATGATTTCTCCCTTGCAAAGCACTTCAGCGTATTCTGAGGCAGAGATTAAGAAGTTATGCTCAGGTTCGCTAGAGATGTTTTTGCATTCGACTGGAACGCCTTTCTTACCTCTTTTGTAGATCAAACCGCAAGATTCTTTGGGAAAGTTTCTGATTCCCGCTTCTTTCATCAAATTAAAAAGTTCTTTCGTTACTTTCATTTAGCTTCTCGTTGCTCCAGGAAATCCGCCGAAGGGCAGAATGCACCCTTGACCGCCGTAGGAATACCAACGCACTTCACACGCTTTTAAAGTCTTAGGACACGTATCTTCTTTTGCGTTAGTTGTAAGTTTGTTGTTCTTGTCGTAAAAGGCACCCTGATAATTACAGTTGCCGTCTCTGTAACGCCACTGACAAGAGTTTTGAATAATTTGTCTTCTCGGAAGTTTCACGCCTTGAAGGTCATAAGCGCTGGCTAATTCCCATTCAATCAAATACCGAGTTTCGGTTGTCTTTTTGTCAACAAACCAAATGTCAGCGGGGAACTCTTGAGTAGGGTCTGCCGAATCATTCCCGTTTGGGAAGTTATCAGCGTCAAGGTATTTGGCGAATGTTCTTTTTCTGACAAGTTTTGCGCCAATTAAGTCATCACATTCTCTAAGCAAGGCAGAAAAAATGCCGTTGACGTTAGCAACTCTGAGCTTTGGCTTCGGGAGACTGCCTTGCGTGTTGATGTCAAAACCTTCTGTTTCGATGGGTAGGGCAATATACTCTTTCCCCTTCCACTTCAAATTCGTACTAAAGCCCGAAGTGCCACAATGAAAACGAAACGGCTCTTCGGTATCTTTAGCATTTGGCAATGTCAGCTCATACATCTCAATTAAAGCTGTTGGGGCTAAGTTTTGTTGTTCTGTTTGAATCGTCATTATTCAAATACCTGTTCAAATTTTGCAGATAGCTCAAACACGCCGAAACTTGTTTGTTTGCCAGTCCAAGACCTACAAACAAAATGAAGCGTCTCCCCTTCAGGCGTCTTCCATTCAAAAGTCTCAGAGGCGCCTCGCTCTCTCAGAAACTTCTTGATGGCGGTATGTTTTTCTAAGTTTGTTGTAAAAGTTACAGACCAGTTTCGAGGAGTTGTGTTGATTAAGTAACCCACACGAGCCTCGTAGCCGTCACCGAATTTGGTGACATTTATGAATGGTTGCTCCTCACAAGTAGCCCCTAAGTCTGGACTCCAAGTAAATTTCGGATATTCCATTTATGCTCCTGCAAGCAGTCCGCCAGGACGTGACTGCGTAACAATTTCTTGTCGAACAAGCATCTTGATTCTGTTAGCAAGTTTTGCCATGTCAGAAGAATCTTTGCCCGCCGAAGTAGCGTCGGAAGATTGAGTTTCGGTAGAAGTATTGTTTGTGTTGCTCACATTGATAACAATGCTGATATTGTTTCCGCCAACAGAATCCCCTGTTCCATTACCTCTGAAAGAAACAGGGATTGAACGGCCGTCGGGCAAAGGAACATAGGCTTCGGGCATTGAACCTTCGCCAAACACTGCAAGTTGAGGAGAGTTCGCAATACCGCCACTGGCATACTTACGAAGATCAAGCTCTCCGTTCGACGACATTACTCCGCCCTTTGCGAATCTTGTCCAAGCAGAGCCACTAAGAGCTTTCTTCCCTGCTTCAGCAAAATAATTAGCATTGCTTGCGGCAGAAGGGTCATAACCCATTCCTTTTAAACCAAATTCCCCGCTTGGCGCTCCCATCGCGCTCCCGACAGCACCAGCTACAGCGCCAATAACGCCACTGATTATTCCACCTACTCCGCTACCAGAAGAACCGCTAGACAGCGACATGATGAACTGACCGATAACTGTAGACGCAGAGGAAAAAGCGTTCTTCAAACTTTCAAGTGGGCTACCACAAAACTCTAAGAATCCGTCAGAGAGCTTGCCCATGTTGTCACCGAAGTTTCCAAAGAAGTTCTTTGTAGAGTTCCAAAGACCGCCGATACCCTCAGAGAAAGATGTGGTAAAGCTATTCCACCAAGAAGTTTGGGCGTTACTAGACGCAAATACCGCTGTACCGTCGTTAATCGAACCTGTATAGTCAATCTGCGCACCCGTATCATCCGACATTAGTGCGGAAGAATAATTCTGCGTGTAATACGGACTGTAATAAGTGTCGTATGGGTTTGCTTGAGGTCTTCTAAAGTAATTACCTGCAACGAAATTGCTGTAAAAACCATTGCCAAGCATGACATTTGCGGTGTTGTCCGCTTGATAATAACCCGCTCTTTGTCTCATTGCTTCGGCATCATTACCAAAGAATCCTGCGATTCCCTGATTCATCATGCCTGTGATCTGAGATAACAACGGAGCGAACGTGCCTTGAAGAATCTGTCTTCTAATCAATCTCAGCAGGTTGTACGCATAATCACGCCAAGAATCGAGATTGCCGTCAAGCATCTGCTCAGTCATGTCGATGAATCCATTCATCATCTCAGACTGAAGATCATCTAATGCTTTGGAAAGATCAGTCCACTGAAGAACCAACTGCTGACCTGCTGTTGCGTTATCTCTCAGCCACTTTTGGTCAAGCTCAAACATATTCTGAGTGAAAGTCTTACGAGCCTCGACAATGCTATTATCAATAGCTTCAATTTCTTTGGCGTCTTTAAGATTTGCCTTTTGCTTTTCTAAATTAGCAATCTTGAAATTAAAGTCATCTGTTTGTTGTTTCTTCTCCGCTTGATATTTTGTCCAGCTTGCATTCGTTGAATTCATGCCATAAGCCAATCTTTCAGCTTCGAGAGCCTTAATCTCCTTCATATCCGAAGCCGTACTGGATTTCAAATTGGCATGAGCGGCAACTGCTTTTGTATGATTGGCGTTTTCTTCAATTAGCTTGTAAACGGGAGAGTTTTTATCAATTTGACTAAGAAGTTTGGCAGCTTCTCTATTCAAAGATGAAATAGCTGTCGGAAGCTTTTCAACTCCGCCGTTAGCAACCAACTCAGAAGCGGCGTCTAAATCTTCTTCGGCTTTTGCTGTACTTTGAGCAAATTTAGAAGCGGCGTTTTCTGCTAACTTAAACTGCTCTGCCAGATATTTCATCTGAGCAAGCTCACCAAGTGTCTTCTTAGTTACAGGGTCTTTCTTGTTCCAGTCAACATTTTCAGCAGTTAACCCGTTCTTTTTGTTAATAAGGTAAGGAGAATCTTGTGGGTTCTTATTGCTTAAAGAAAGACCTCCGTTAAGAAGTTTCTGCAAGACAAAAGCTCGGGCATAATCCATCCCTTTCTTTCCTTGTCCCGCAAGCAAAGACAGAGTATTTGCCTTACCTTCGTCAATCTGCGCTTGCAGAGTATTCAGAAACTTAACGTTCTGAGGTACGTAATAAGTCGGAGGAGTCCCGCCCTTCTTATTATCCGCAAGCTGAGTATTCGGAGAACCTTTCCAAGCCTTTTTGCCGTTTTTGTCGGTTACAACATGACTATTTTCGCCCGCATAATAAAGTTTTGAGGCTTCATCTACCGCCGAACCGCCCTTATTTGCAATGACTTGTTGAATCACGCCATAAATCCAATTGCTCATGCCAAAGTTATCGGCGGCTAGAGAAGTCAATCCCATCTTTCGGAATTGTTCGTTAGTCAAGCCTCTAAGCAAATTAGAGAACGCAAAAATGGCCTCTTTGCTATCTTTTATAACACTACACAAGTTTGTAAGAGAGTCATACTCTTCTGCTCTTGCATCGGCAATTTGCTTATCAACACGAGCTAATTCTTCTGCTTTTTTCTTCTTCTCTTCGTCTGTTTTAGCGTCGTGTTTTAATACCTGTTCACGGTACTTGTAGAGATTGGCAAATTCAATGGGCTGATCGTTTCCTTGCGTATTGAAATACGTGGAATAAATCTTCCCATTTAAGATTCGATCTTCAGCCTCTTTAAACTTCTTCTCATAATCTTTAAATAAGGCAGAAATTTGATCGCCTTTCTCGAACTCAGCAGTTCTTTCGTACTGTACGTATCCGTTTTTATCTTGTCTGAGGTGAGTTGTAAGAGGTTTGTCATAACCCTTGGCAATTTCATCTTTCAACAGACCTTCGGTTTGTTCGAGCTTAATCAAGGCGTTGATAAGCTCTTTAAGCATATCGTCACGATTGACAGACGACGTAATATCAAAGTCGTTGCGAAGGAACCCTTTGTTTTGCAGTAAAGAAACCAACTCAGAGACCGTTTCACCGTTGGCTCCAACAACTGCTGTTTGCGGGTCTTCAATATAACCGCTGGGAGATACCTGACCATTGACTATTTGGGTTCTGAGTTTTTCAGTAAATGCTTGTCCAGCAAATTCGCTAATAAGAAGTTTTATGTTTTCAATGTCATCGACAGCTTGATGCTGTTGCTGAACCTTCTTAATGGTCTCTTTTTCTTTTTCCCAAAAGATACCATGAGCTTCCCACTTAGCTTTCAGCTCTGAAAGTTTTTCGTCGATGATGTCGCCAATACGCTTTGTTTCTCCATCAACCTTAACTTCAAGATCGGCAAACCAATGAGCGACGATTGACCCCAAGTCAAAAGCAAGCAAAGCCGTACCGACAGCAGGAATCATTCTCAAGAAAAGTCCGCCAATCTTAGTAACGATGCTTGAGACAGACGTATAAAGTCTGAACAAACGAGAATTTACTTTCTTACAAAATCCATCTAATTCTTCATAAGCGGTCGGAAGTTGAGTATTAAAACCAATTTTCCCGTTGAAATGCTGTTTTAATGTTTCGGTTCTTTCACGAGGGCTTTTTGGCCCAACGTTAGAAACCCAACCTGATGCCTCTTCCCATGCTTTTCTTTTTTCAGCAGTCTCAAGGGCTTTTAAAGCCATTCGGCTATTTGCAACACCGTTAAGACGCTCGAAAGCCATTGCAACCATACCAACAGCGGGAGCAAGTGCTACAGTAGCCGCCAGCATACCGTTTAAGGTTGTTAAAAGCGGATGACTTTCATTAAATTCAGCTATGGCTGTAATAAATTTGGAAACTGTTCTTGTGAGATCAGCGAAGTCCGCAACCAACGGCTTCATAGACTCGCCTAAACGAGTCATTGCCGTCGTGAATTCTTGAGACGCAACATTCCAGTTGCCCTTCTTATATTGTTCCAAGAAGAATTCGTCAGGACTAATTTGATTTTTTGCAGACTCAATGGTGTAACCCGAACGCTTTAAGAAGAACGGGTTCATGAAGGTTGCCATAGCCGTTGTGGTACGGTGCTGGAAGCCCATTTGAGCAATTAAAGAGGTAATTGCTTTCTGCTCATCTAAGACATTAACGTTCTTAAGTTTCTTATTCTTAAAATCAATCTGATCGTCTCGGTAAAAGGTACGAGCTTTCTTTTCGTCCCAATTTCCGTTTCTATCCGTGTAGGTGCCTCGTAAAAACGCTTCACGCATGGCGCCCATCGTTTTAACGGGGTCGTCCCACATACCCTGTTTGTCGTCAAAACCAGCTTTTGCGATAGCCTTGTCCGCTCCGCCAAGGATTTCCATTGTTTGCTGGGCAATATTTTTCATATTGCTCATAGCTTGAACAAAGGTAACTCCTCCTGAAGTTGCGTTTCCGTCAACATCAGTATCAAGCAGACGCTTTATGGAACCATCAGGATTGATGTTGAATAGCTCTGCCATCATCTTCTTGGCATTGATAGATGTCGGCTTACCAGAGGCAGTTAACTGCAACATCTTGATCAAGTTACCGACAGTGGAGATACCTGCTCCGGCTCCACCGCCACCACCGTGACCAGCTACTTTGATCTGTTCAGCAAAAGCAACGAGGTTCAGCAAACCCTCGTCGGTCATCAAAGGAGCGCCTGGGCCAAGGTTTCTTAGAATCGTTTCAAAGTCTTTAACGGTAACTTTACCGCCCGTGACATTTTCAACCTGCCAAAGGGTTTTAAATGTCTTCAGCATGGCGCCAGGGTCCATGGTCTGCTGTCTAGCCTCTACCACGCCGAAGTAGTTCTTGATGACGTTAGCAATCGTATCGTCGGTATAGCCGAGAATCTTACTGCCCTGCGCATACTTGACTGCTTCGGGAAGAACCATCTTCAAGGCATTGGGGTCAAAGTGGCCCATAGATGTCATGCCCGCAAGAGTTGCATCAATGGCTTCGGCACGAGAAAGAAGGGGAGATGATTTTAGAATTCGATCGGCAATAACATCAAATTGCAGACGATCTTTTTTATTTAAACCCCAAGTATCAACCTGAGACTCCATTTTTTGAAGTTTAGCAACACTTTCAAAAGCGCCACGAATCATACGGTCGCCGAGGAAAGCTCCGCCACCAAACATCAAAACGTCACTAAGACCACCTCTAATATCTCGCTGAAGATAATATTTTTGGCGCTCAAGGTTTCGAGCTTGTCTTTCTTGTAATTTGGATTGTTGTTCAATACTTCTAAGACGTTTACGCTCGGCTTTGTTAGTATTTTCAATTGATCTTGTAATTTGATTTTGAAGATCAAGTTCCTGCTTTTTGGAATGAACTAACTTAGCGTTCTGATAAGCCTGATCTTGAGCTAACTCTTTAAGCTGAAAATCTGTAAATTTTCCACTTTCTTTGTTGTAAACAACCCCAAAATGCTTTGCATTGACTCTGGCTTGTTTATACAAGTCAGATTTTTGCATTTCATCAATATATCGAGTTTCACTTGCAACTCTTGCTTGATTTGCGTTTAGTCTCGCGAGTAGATTTTTATATTCACGGGTATTTGTATATTTAGGCGTCGATGATTGAAGTTTAACTAAGGCTTTTTCATCAACTGCTATTTGACCAAGCAACTGTTTTCGAGTTTTTAACGCTTGATTTACTTGACCGAAAATTTCTAACTGTTGCTTCTGAAGACGCAACTGTTTTTCATACTCGGAATTAAAACCGTTCAATTTCGAGAACGTCTTAGCGTTTTTACCCACAAACGAACCAATACCTCCACTTAAAAGTTTGAGGTATTCCCGCATCTTGCCCATTGATTTAGCGTCAAGCAAGCGGTCAATCGCCCAGCCCGCACCTGCTTTTAAGTAAGGATCGGTTTTGCGCCCTTTCCCATTTTTGCCATAAGTCATGGCATAGATGCGGTTTTGTTGAGTGACAGTTAAGCCCTTGTCACGAATGTCTTGGATGCTATTTCCAATATCATCAACTGTGCGTTTGATTTGTTTAGCATCTTTGACAAAATGAGATGTCAAGGAATCAATCGCTTCCTGCCCAACCTTCTGAACATTTTGCAATTCTTTCTGGAGTCGAGTGGTTTCTTGCTTAGACTTCTCAACTTCTTTTTGGTATCTCTGCGCATCTAAGTTTAAAGATACGGACAGTGAGCTGATAATATCTGACATCTTTCGCCTTATTTTTTATTCTTGTTGTTTTGTCTGCGAATCGTGTTTTTCAGTTCATTGAACTGAGAGCGATTTAACCTTTCGCTCATTGGGTCAAATTTAATCTTCTGCGTTTCGCCGATTTGCATTTCAAGACTTTCACGCAACTTCTTAACCCCTTCTCCTCCTGCCATTCCCGTAGCTACAGCCACGTGCTGAACGCTGAGGGTTCTGACATCAAACGACGCTTGTATGCGGTCGATATTTGAACTTAACGTCCAAAAAAAACGAATCGGTACAGAAAGTAACTCTCTATAGCCGATTCCATAAAAATGCATAACCCGACAAAAGAAGTATCCAAAGTCGATACTTTCAATTGTCGGTGGTGTTACTTTCCCTCTGCTGTCGCCTCTTCAGTAGTCTCGGCAGATTCTTTTGCTTTTACCGCCCCCTCTAACTCTTCGTCAGGGATGTCGTTGCGGATAAACCGAACAATCGTACCGAGCTGTTCAATCGTTGCTCCCATCAACACTTCTTCTGGCAGATCAGGAATGAATTTGCTAATCAAAGTCGTCATGGCTTTGATCTGATCTTGAAGTGTTTCAACGTTTGCGTTTTGCTTTTCAAATTCTGCAATTTCCAAGAACAATTTAACGGTTGTTTCGGAAACTTTGTAAGTCTTGCCGTTCAGCGTAATAGAACGGTTTTCAAGGGGAGCAATGGTGTCAATGTTTAAGAGTTTTGTCATTGTTATCTGAAAAGGTAGGTTATTAAAAAAATGTGCAGATTGCCCTTTTCTTTCTTCTTATCGCAACCTGCACAATAAAATTTAAGCAGTTGCAGTGATGTCGCCCATAGCGAAGAGTCTTCCTCTATCGTCTGTATAACCTTTGAATTTCACTGGATAAATCTTTTCTTCATCATGCTTGTAGCTGAATTCGACAGAGCCTGAAGTTGCGCACTTGTAAAGCACAAAATCGTCTTCTCTTTCCCAACTTTCGTTAGTTACAGGATGAAGAACGAGTTCTTGAGCGATGTCGATTAAAGAAGTTCCGATAGAAGTGGGAACCTCGATTCTGCGTTTGGTCGCGTCTTCTTTATCGGTGACAAGATATGCGCCAGGCATGATGGAAATGGCATTTTCGAGCGTCGTTTCTGCAAGCGGAACCGTTACTTCAACTCTGCGGGAAGTAATAATATCGTTTACGGGAGCATCGCCGTACTGATCAACGTTTACTTCGTGAGTATCTGTAGTAATGGAAACGTCAACACCACCTTTGGTGTATCCGAGATCAACGCCACCGAAAGAAACTCGGCAAACGCCTAATTTGATGTTTTTTGTATCGTAAACGCCAGCCATTTATTGTTGTTCTTTTGTACTGACTAATAGTAAGTAATTAACTACTTATATTAGCATCTTTTTAAAATAAAATCAATTACTTTCTGCGTCGGATGAAATCTTTGATTCTCTTCTTTAGGGCTTGTTTGAGATTTCCGACGATGTTACCTTCGGCCATAGCCCAGTTCCAAGCGCGAGCCATGAACATACCGCCAGCTTCAATGCCGTCGTTGGAATCTTGCTTTTTTAACGTTCCTTTGCCTTTGTCCCAATCGGCTTTGGGAGCGGGTGGCAGTCTTTCATTAACTTCAACAGCGTAATCTCCGACGCGCATATTGTCGTCCGCCATAGCATTCGCATCGACACCGATAATGAAAGTGTTTGATTCGAACTGACCTTTAGCGTTTCTGAGCTGACCTTTTCCACCCTCTCTATTGAAAGATTCAATTATGATGGCCTTTTCCAAGTAACCTTCATCAAGCGGAGCCATATCTCTAGCCATACGGCGGATTCTTTGAGCTTCGTTGTAAAGATGAACTTTGCCAGCTTGGGGAACTCTTTCTTTGAGTTTTTCTAACTGCAAATACAAAGACCCCCATTCATCTTTGTTCACCTCTTTCAAGGTGATCTTTTTGGGGGTCTTCGCCATAATTGTTGAAGTTAAGCGTTAGTTACGCCAGAAGTGTCGATGACGTAGTAAGTCATAGCGCCTTCGTCTGCACCGCCCTTAGTCCACTGCAACTTGATAACAGAGTCAGCCATGCCGTTTTGAGTATGGTCAACATACATAGCAAAACCGTTTTCTGTATCTTTTACATTTTCTTCGAGCGGGTTAACTGCGCCTAAAACGCCGTCAACGCCCTTGGCATACTTAAAGCCGTCAACGCCTGTCGGAGCAACAATTGCAAAGCCAACCCAATGGCCCATCTTGCCCTGACCATTCTGATGATTGACAACATCTGTTGCGCTGATGGAAACCTTGACCTGATTGCCGCCATTGCTCTTAGCGACTACCGAATAACCCGAGCAGATGTCTGCGTCTTCAACAGTATTAGAAGCGTCATGCAGAATACCTGTATAAACGCCCGTCACGGGGGTGTCGTAAGTGGCGGCAGAATCAAAATTTCCTTTGTCTCCTTCGTCAGGTCACCCAAAGCAAAGAGCTTGCCGTCTTCGTCAGGATAGCCCTTGAACGTGCAGGAGAAAATTCTTTCTTCATCCAAGTTATAGGAGTAATCCATCTGTCCGGGAGTGGCCGCACGATAAAGAACGAAGTCGTCTTCAAGATTATCGTCAGCGTTTGCAATCGGATGCAAACGAAGTCTCTGAGCAAAGTCCAGCAAGGACAGACCGCAACCAGTCGGAACTTCGACATAACGCTTCGTAGTGTCTTCAGCGTCAGTGAGAAGTTTTGCGCCAGGCATAATCTTGACAGCGTTTTCAAGAGTTGTTTCGGCTAAAGGAACAGTCACTTCAGCGGTACGAGCAGTGATGTACTCGTTAATTGGAGTATTACCGAGCTGGTCAACGGTAACTTCATGTGTTTCTGTTGCAATAGAAACGTCAACACCGCCCTTGGTATAGCCAAGGTCTTCTTCTTTGTCACCGAAATAAACACGGCATACGCCAAGTTTTACATTTTTTGTATTACTTGCCATTTTTCTTTCTTGTTTTTGTTGTTGAAATTGAAGGTGGTTCTACCTTTTCAGGCGGAAGTTCGTCATAGATAATTCGCATATTTACTGAGAACTCACGCAAATTACCGTTTGACAAAGGGAAAATCATTGGAGTGGTGATCGGTCTGCAAATGCGAACGTTCATACTGCCAACAACCTCCGACTGCTCTATGTAAAGCGCATCAGTAGCCTTTTGAAGCATCTCTTGTCCAATGCCGTGATTCGCCGCTCTTGCGATCAATCGAAAAGTCGCTTTCATAAATCCTGGAAGCTCATAGTCGATTGTGTCGCCAGAAATTGATGAACGAAGTACGATTCCCGTCGAACTTTCTGAGGGTAAGGTGTCAACGAAAATATCTTTTGCGCATTTTCCGCAACCCTTCTCTTCAAGTCGCTTTGCTAATGCCAAAAAATCAATCATTCGTCGCTCGCTTCGTTCCAAATTTTGCACGTAGCTTCTGTATGATCGTGATCTCCTCGGATACTAAATCTCGGATGAAGACCAATGATCTTTAATCTCAGACCTCTGAATTCAATCAGGTCATCGATTTCAGCCTGTGTATTCTTTTCTAAAATCAGCCAATAATCGGCTGTAATCTCTTGTGCGTTGCCTCGTGAAGCAGAGGAGTCTGCACGTACTGAAGATTTTGTGGAGTTCTTCTTAGACTTCAAAATGGCGCAATTTTCGTTGATTCTTCGATCAACGTGCTTTTGTCCGTAAATATCCATAGCGCTCATTTTTACGATGACGCACCGTTGATTAGGGACAAAAAGCGTCATTTCCCTGCTCCAGAAATCCAGTTATTTGAACCGACGTGGAAGAACTTCTTTCTGCGTTCGTTGTTTCGATCTGCTAAGTCGTTACGCTTAATCGCTTCAGTATTGAACGCAAGCATTATCGGGTCTTCAAACGTGACGCCGAATTCAGTTGCATCGGGTTTTTCTTCGACAATCATGTCGATAAACGTTTGATAAGCGAAGTCTCTGTGATCAACATAGAAAGCCTTACAAGCATCCAGTTTTGAACCGTTAGCGCTTCTAATCGTCCATCTGATCTCTGTTGATTTCTGCTGTGCAAGAAGTCCGAAACCGCCATGAGCTTCAAAGAGGTGATAAACCTCAAGACTTCCGAACTTGATAGCGCTTAAGAAGGTTGCTTTATTCGCTTCAAAGAACCTATTCTCACGCACATACAGAGCTTCTAAGAACTTTGCATTCTCGAAGGGATACAACATGTCACCTTCGCTCAACAGATCAATAGCGATCTGTTTATGTCGTTCAAATTCGATTTCCGCTTTCTTAATGACGCTCGGTGTTATCGGCATATTAGAACCACGAATGCCGAAGATGATTGCTTCTAACGCTTTCAAAAACTGTTCGTAGATGTTCGTCTGTCTTTGAGCGTAAAGGTCTGCGTCTTTAGGAAAATAGACACCAAGAATTTTAGTCATTAACTTCTACCAATCTTTTTACCGCTTGCTAAGTATCTGGACAGATAACTCATAGCTTTAGAAGAAACGGCCATTTGAGCAGGAATGATGCTTGAAAACATCTGCTTGACTTCGCCGATGGTTTCAAGAATTAAACCCTGTCTGCGCCTCTCAGCAATAGAATCAACTTCCAATACATCATTGGCTTCTGCAAGCTGTGCTTGCATCAGAGCGGTTCTAAATTTTGTCGGAAGAGCTTCAAAGTCTTCTACAGACAAGTCTTCCAGCTTCACTGAGCCGCCATAAACTCCGAAAATCTCTCCGACTTGAACGCATCTTGGCTTGCCAGCGGCTTGAACAACATAATCTTGTTTTGTCATATCAAGCTGAACCTGACCGAAGTCAAAAGCTAATCTGCAAATTCTCTGTTTCGCTTCGAGTAATGCAGAGATTCTTTGAGACTGAGACATGGATTCCCAGTTGTTAAGTTTCGGCATATCCATAGCCATCTTTTGGGCTTGTCGATATGTCATAAAAGAATTGACTCCGACAGTCAGCGGATCGGCGATAGTCAATCCATAAGCATATTCAAGAGAGAAAACCGCACCTGATTTAGTCTTTGCTTTCAAGCAAATAATGCGAATGTCTCTGGAAGAATCTTCATTCAAAGTATTGACATCTTCAGAAGTCAAAACGGTGACTTCCGAGATAGTCTCTTGTTCGATCGGCCCTTTCGAAGGTTCTTCGGGTACGGGTTCTTCAGAAGGTTCTTCGCTTAAAGCCTCTTCAGAAACTTCAGGTTCTTCAGGCTCGGCAGGAGTTTCAGTTATTTCAGGATAGTCTTCGCCGTCTGGCACATAGACCATAGACTTAACTAATTCTTTGCTTTCTGAATCAATGACTCGATAAACGACAGACACAACGTTGGCAATCGGATTACCAGCATCGTCGTTTAACGCGATAGTTGATTCAACGGCATTTCCTGAAATATAAACGTTCATTCTTCTTTGCCTGCAATGGCGTAAATCTTCTCAATCAGTTTGCGAATTGATGTGTCTCTAATTCCGAGAGGTGTTGCAACGTCTCTTAAGCCGTTAATACCCTTTTCGTCTGCAATCTTTTCTAATTCTTCTCGGGTATAACGAATGATGATTTCAGGAACTTCCTCAGCAGGAGGCAAGACCTCGACAATCGTCTTACTTACGGCATTTTTCGGCTTTTCGTCGTGATGAATGAATTCGGGATGATCGGAGTCGTTTCCCGCAACAACTTCAGTTTTCACAAAGACATCACGAGTAACGCGCCCGATAGGAGCGGAAATCTGAGTGTTGTCAACGATTCTTGAAACTTCAGAGCCGTCTTCCCAAACGCAAGCCATGACTACAGAAATACGAATTGCTTCGTTGTGTTTCACGTCACGATCAGAGATTCCGTTCGTAAAGTGAATTGTTTGCAGATAGCCCGTGTAATTACACAAGCCGTCTTGTTTAATCTTAAGTTTCATGGAGATTATTCAAATAAGGGCGGGAAGTTTCCCGCCCGTGTCTTGATTTAACTCAAAAAGTGAGTTGGGGCTTAGTTACCGCCGCCTGTACCACCCTGAGTACCACCAGAACCGCCAGTTGTCGGTTTGGCGCCGATCTGAACGTTCTTCAAGCAAGCCAGAGACTTGGTGGACTTCAGAGCAAGACCGCAGTACCACTTCAAGCGAGTACGGATAGCGTCCTTATTCTGAACAGTACCGATGTTTTCAACAACGATACCAGCGTTTTCGCCGCCATAAAGACCATGCAGACCGTCGAGTTCATTGGCGCGGAGAGCAAAAATCTGGCAAGTGCCATCATCCGCCATCGGAATGAATTCATTCATCAGAATCGGCATACCCTGATGAACAAGCATATGGTGACCGAAAGCAGGAAGCATCTGCATGACAGCGTCAGTACCAGAGGTGGCACGGAGAATCTGACGATACGCACGAATTGTCGGACGGTTCATAACGAGAACGTCTGCACCGTTCGGGACTTTATCGAGCAGTTCGTCAAGCATTGCAAAGTTCAATGCGGAGGCCTTTCCGTCGATGGTCTGATCGGACGTAACGAGCTTGGCGATACCGTCAAACTGTTTTGCGTTAGTGGTGGAGTTACCCTGAATCAGAACCTTGGAGAATTCACGGCCCATTCCCTTGGCTTTCTTAGCAATCTGAATTGCAAGCTGATTGTTGTGATCAGACATAGTAGCCTGAAGGAATTTATCAACGTCAACGTCTCCAATCAGAATACGAAGTTTGGCAACGACTTCAGTGAAGGTGGAGGCAGATTCCTGAACGGTGTCGTTCGGATCAAGCCAGTCAGCACCAGCAAGAGTGTTTTCGCGGTTGTAAACGTAAGCCTTAGAGTTTACTTTTACGAAGGGAAGAATGGAGAAAAGATCATCACGATCAATAATTTCAGTAATGATGCCGGAGATAAGTGTGTTGTTAGAAAGTCTCTCGGCTTCTGCGCGAAGTAAAGGCATTTTTTATTATTTTCCTTAAAGACTTTTTGTCTTCGTGCCTAGGTCGCTTTAGGATTTGCGAGACAATGAAAGTTTGTTGTTGTTTTTATGCTTTCAGATTGTCTAACTCTTTGAAATTGATCGACAATCTTTGTCTGAGTAGAGCCAAGAGACCGAACGGCTCTTGGCGTATTTTTGCATCACTATACCACAAATTTGACATTTTGTCAAGTGGTATTTAAACTAGAAAGTTTTTATTTTAAATTTGAAAGACCCTTAGCGATCTGTTCAATCGCCGTCATCCCTTTCGTGTTTTCCTGAACAGATTTGGACTTGGAAGAAGAACCAGCACCGCTCTTAATCTTGGATTTCAGCAAGAAATCTGCATCGGGGTCAGCAGAGATAATCTTTTCCATTGCAGAATCGAACGGAAGATTATTTCCGTACTGATCAACAAAAGGAGTACGGTCTTTCTGACCACGCGGTTTGTCAAAACCAACGACCTGACCATCAACCAAATCAAAATAATCGTCATAAATGACGCGAGCTTTGTTTGGCGTCAAAGTCAACTGTTCGTTGATGTACTGAGAATTTGCGAACTTTGCGCCGATGGTCAGTTCGATAATGCGTTTTTCGCTTTCAACATTCTTGGCCTTTTCGGCTTCAAGCTGTTTCTGAATCTCAGTCATTGCTTTGACGTGATCGTCGCTCATTTGTTTTTTGAGCTTTTCCCACTCACCTTTGGCTTCAAGCTCTTTCTTCTGCTTGTCTTCTTCGGCTTTCAGCATGGCAGAAAGTTTCTCAATACCACCGAGGTTTTCAACTTCTTCAAGTTTCTTTTTGAATTCGGCAATCTGAGCCTGAGCAGTCTTCAGCTCTTCTTTCTTTTTCATGATGTCTTTGAGCAGTTTGTGATCTGCTTCAGACATTCCGTGCTCACCTTCCTTCTTGTTCTGAGCGTCATCAGGTTTGGGGTCTTCTTTAGACTGTTCGGCCTGTTTGTTGTTGTCGTTATCTTCGGCTTTCTGATTTTCGGAAGAAGTGCCGTCACTGCCAGCAAAAATTTTGAATTTGGTTGTCATTGTTTTCCTTGTCAATTCTCTTTGACTTATTGTTATTTAGTATCTTTGGTAACTTGTCCCTGTCGTCTGTTCGCAACTGGACGCTTGTTATCGGAATTTGAACCGTCTGCACCCTTTGTTGCGTCGCCCTTACCGCTTTGTGTTTTGTAAAGTGTGTGGGTTGGGTCTCGCAAATTGTTAGATGCGGTTCTCATAGTTGTCGGATTAGCCATCATCTCTTCAATAGAGATCGGCCACTTTTTCAACTCTTTTTCGATCTCTTCACGAACGCTTTTCTTCAACATTGGGAAAAGTTTGTCCATGAGAGCACGCATCTGTTCGCGTCTTAAGGCGTCAGGAGCATCAATCAGCATTAAACGAGAGGCAATATCAAACTCGTCATACAAACCACGAGTATCAAAATTGTCGGGATAAAGCACGTATCTCTTGTGCTCGTTCTTTTCCTCGTCAATCTTCTCTCCGCACCAAAGAGCCACGATTTTGACAATCTTGTTTTCGATTACTTCAAGACTGTCCGCCTTTGCTGTAAGCAAGGCGTTAACACGCTCAAAGTCGTATGCTTTCGCAACGCCAGAGCTGTTATCTTTACTTACCGCATTGTCCTTGTTGGTTCTTTCACTTGAAAGACCGACCGTGTGATAAATCTCAGAAACAATGCGGTTTACGACCTCAAGAATCAATTGAGCTTGCTTGGGGTCAGGTGAAATGTATTCAGGAGCACGCGAAGAACCGTCTGTCACATAAGTGAAGATTCTTTTTGTACCCATCTCAATCAACTTGTCTTGAACATCGCTGTCTGCGCCAGAAGCCGATGTCGGCATAATCAACTGAGAAAATGTCTGATCTTGAATAATTGCATCAAGGTTAGAGAGGTAGTTTGCGGTTGCTCTATCCAAGAACGCAATATCATTGAGCATACTCGGAGAGCCATATTCTTCGTCAGAAAGAAGATGATCGGCAAGAACAACGGGCACAATACCCAAACCATGTTCACCTTGATCAATTAGTTCATAAATCTTGCGGGAGTCGTTATATGCAATAACGAACCAATCGTTTGTCGTCCAGAGACGATACTGAACACGTTCTTTACCGCTGGAAGTAAAAGGGTCATCATCGTCACGTACAACTTCCTGAATCAAAATCCAAGAAAGCTCTCCGTTCACGTCGAACGAATAATCAAGCATCTGCTGAGGCGTAACGATATAAGCGTAAGGATGAATCTTTAGAGACTTTTCATCTGCTTTGGACAAAACTCCATTCGAAACTCGTTCGTTATCAATCACAATGCCAATACGACCGTAGATGGAGGTGTTCTTAGCAATCTGCTTCGCTAAATCCTGAATATCGGAGCCGAACTTAGTTGCTTTCTTCCAGAAGTGCTTTACGCCCTCGGGAGCGTCTTCTGAGCGCTCAACATTCTGTTTAAAAAGATATTTAGTAACAAGATCAACAACTTCGCGGGAATGATTGAAGCGATAGGCACGCTCCCGTCGATCTTCAAAGTCTTTTTGACCTTCTTTGATGTACTTGAAAATGTTATCGTCAAACCACTTTCTACCGCCGTGATAAGTAGATTCAAAAAAGTCCCAACTAGTCACCATTTCGTCATATAGAGGATGACGACGGGAAATCAGATTCTTAAAGGGGTTGGCTGTAGAACTTGAATCAACCTGCGGGTCAATGTACGTAACACTGCCTGCTTTCTCAAAATTTTTCGTCATTTATTCTTCTTATTATCGTGAGTAACCTGCAACATTGAGTTTTCTGATAGGATATTCAATCTCAATCGCATATCCGAGTGCATCAGCAGAGTGTTCTATGTTTGCCGATTTATCGACCTCTCTTGAACCTTCGATATAAAGCGTCTGCTCAAGAGCGTTAATCAAGTGAGTACATGAAGGGTCAACAAACAGTCTGATCTTTCCTTCGGCGCTCATTAGCATTCTGTTTACTGAGTTAACACGGTCTGCAATCGCGGGATGCTGTCTGCGATACTTAATGCGACTAAAACCGTGTTCTCTCAAAATATCAATATCGGTTTCGCCACGTGCGTGCTGTCTCGCTCCGCCAGCAGGGTCGGGATAAAGCGTAATTCTGTCTTGCCAACGGTAATACTTCTGCTCAATAGCGCAAGCCATTTCTTCAGTATTAGAGGCAATCTTTACGATCTCGCCAACCGCCCAAAGCTCACCATTAGCTTGAGGCTGAAGAATTACCGAAGACATCGGGTCAATATTGAAGTCCATACCAACCCAAACAGGAAGTTTTGGGTTGAAGGGGCAACTCTTGATATGTACGGCTCGTGAAAATGGGTAATACACACGACCAGCCATACTCTCGAAGGACGCGAGAAATTCTTGCCTAAACGACTTTTCGTCCATATCCTTTTTAGCCGCTTCTAACTCAGCTAAAGGAATGAACGGAGAAGTCAGAGTCGGAAACTGCCAAGACTTCCAGTCTTTAGCACCTCCAGGCTGACCTAATTTGTAGGCTTTATAAAGTACGTTATATGATTTTGGCGTCCCGATAAATAAACACCAACCCTTCTTATCGGCCAATGTTGGACGAAGAACCTGAGTCCAAGTCTCTTCTCTCATATCCTGATATTCATCGAGAATCAGACCGTGCAAGCCAACACCGCGAAGTGAATCAGGTTTATCGGCGCCCTTTAATTCGATTCTCGAACCATTGACCAACTCCACCATCATATTGGTTTCATTCATTCTTGAAATCCAATCTTTTGGTAAAGCGTCAAGAAGGTCGCCCCACATAATCTGTTTAGCCATACGGTACGTGGGGGCTACATACCAAATTTTCTGATTAGGCTTGGTCGCATGGGCAATCATTTCCATACGGGAAAGGTACGACTTACCCCAACGTCTTCCCGCAACCACAACTCTAAAACGATGGGTGTCTTGATAAACCTCCATCTGTTTCGGATGAAGCGAAAGGCTTATTCTTCGTTTTTCCTTACCCATCAGAAAATACCTTTGAACGGGTAAGTTATCGTCTCAACAAATTCGCCAAAAAGCGAACTTTCCTTCTTAACAGGACGCTGAAGATACAAAGACGCTTCGTATTCTGCTAAGAGAAGTTCTATTCTGTCTAACTTCTCTTGTAAGATTCTTTTCTCTTCTTGCTTAGTCAGCTCCGCTTCTCTCTTTTTCAGCGCTTCTTCCCTAACCTTCAGTTCTTCTTCAGTCATTCTTCGCCTCCGATAATGTCGTCTGGAGCCTCGGTATCAATCACGCTGTTTCTTTCTGCAAACTGTTTGTTCAATTCTTCGTCGGGCAGTTCGAGAGAATCTTCTTCCTGATAATTTCTGATCTGTTCGATCTGATCGGCTGTAAGTTCAGTTAGAACAAGTTCTGGCAGTGCATCGGTGTTCTTATCGTCTTTATCCAAGCCGAGTACAGTCCAGCGTTCTTGGCGTGTTACTGCTAAAGTTCTTGCGGCAGATTCAAGGGCTTTTAAGTTACCTGCAATCGACGCAAAAGCCTTTCCATTCTGTTTGGCAAGAGCAACTTCGGCCCACGTGAGCTTTGCCAAGCCCATCGCCATCTTGTAATGGTCTTCTTTCGTCTCACGAATGCGGGATGCAACAAGTGTTGCTTCCTGTTCTGCCATTGTTTTAGCTTTATTCATTGCAGACTTTTGTACTTCGTCTGCGTAAGCACCCTTTTTAATCCCGTGATTACTAATGAAGTTGGAAACGACAGATTTTGGCACACCCAACTCTTTAGCAATCTGAGCGGGTGTAAATTCGCCAGTTTCATAAAGTGCCGTTAATCTTCTTTTTTCTGTAGCGCTCAAAGATCGGCTCGAAGTTCGCTTTTTCGGCTCTTCTTTTGCTTCTAATTCTTTTTCGACTTCCATTTTATTGTTCTTATTCTTATAGATGTCTCTTTCTTAGCTGTCTAAGAAACGTTATCAATGGTGGTCAGTAATTCGTCTTCTTCTACCGAGTAAATAAACTTGTCAGCTTCTTTTTCGGTAGCTTTCTTTTCATAAATGAAATCGCAATTCACATAGCAATGTTCGCCATAAGCTGTAACGTCAATCAGTTGACATTGACTTTCTTGGTTGTGAATACGAGCGATTTTCGTACCTTCTGGAACCTTAACTTTTTCTAAACAACCCTTGCGAATCAAATATCTGATCGAAAACGCAAGCGCATGAATAGACGGCTTCCAAGGTAACCTTTCAGCTAATTCTTTTTTATAAGGCGCTCTTCCGTTCGCTTTCTTGAACGTCTGAATCGTCTCAATAATTATTTTTTGCTTCGGAGAAAGTTCATTGTGAAACATTAGAGCTTCTCCGAAAGTTCTTTTAATGTCTCTAATCTCAGCGGCTCATCGAGTCTGTGACAATCAAACGCCGAGATAGGGATTCTGCTCGGTAAGTCTGTTCGGCCCTTATCAGGATTGAAATAGACGCCGTACAGAGGGAAAGCAAAAACCAATTGCTGAGTATTCTTGATCAGTTTTGCAATCGGCAGAGAATCAACTCTTGTGCGTCCCCTGAGTCGATTATCTCCGCTGTTTTCCATTGAGGAGTGCTTCCAGTAGAAGGTACGCATCTCTTCAATGCATTTATTTCGTTCAAATTCGCTCATTTCATTGAGTTCTTGATAAACTGCAACAAAATCAGCAGGAATACAACTGAACCAACGACGGAACCACTTCAAACCAGCCTGATAATTAACTGTTCTTTTCGGTGGTGCAAACTGAATACCAGCCTTCTGAGCAAAAGGGTTAAACCGAGACATTGAGCTTTGAAACTCAACAAAGTCGGCTCCAGTCATACGCATCATAATGTTCTGCATTCTGTATGCGATACCAACTCCACGGTACATAGTATCTAAAACCAGTCGGGAGTTAGTACAAGAATGGGCGTTAATCCAAATAGCGCGATGTCGATTGATAATGCGTGTATCTCTACCCCCGATATTGGGCTTCAGATGCTTAAACAATTCATTTCTGCCCGCAAGAGTCATACGGGGAACGGTCATAACTCCGACGCCAATGAGCTGATCTTCGAGCATACAGCGATAGAAACGAGGCCAAATACCCAAAACTTCAGCTTTGTAATGCAAAGCGTGAAGTTCGTTCCAATCTTCAACCGTGCCCTTCTCGACATAAATCTTATCCAGCAGAGACAGTCTTGGCTTCTTGGGCACATCCCAACGCTCAATCAGAATATCAGGGGTGTCGGAGATAACCAGCTTCATTCTTTAACTGCTCGATAAATCAAGAAGAAAGGTGTGAACGCCCAACCTAAGACGAACAATAAAATACGGATGATCAGCGTGACAATCCCGACAAATGTCCAGAAAACAAGCATCAGAGGAAAGATAATCCAACAAAGCCAAAGAACGAGAACATTTGAATCTCTAACAAGCTGACAAACTTCGGCAAAACTTTTATCAGGCATTTGTCAGTCCCCACTTCTTGAACAATTCTTCGATTGAAGAGAATGTCTGATGACCGATCACACGATCAACTTCTTTGCCATCTTCAACAATCAGAATCGTTGGAACGCCCCGAACGTTATGAGCAATAAATTCTTCTCTTGCGGAATCCATGTCATAAACAGTCAAAGGAACATCAAAGCGCTCGCAAAAATCTGTCAGCAACGGCTTTAACATTCTGCAAGGCGAGCAAGTAACGCTCGAAAAAATATAGACTTCTTTATTTGCCATCGAATTCACTCGTAATATCTCTGTATCCGTCTTCAGTGCGCACTTTTACGTCAATACGCTCTCTGTAACGCTTCAATATGTAGGTGTCAGGCGCCAAGTCATTCACCAAGTCGGTGTGGGTTGTGGCAACGATGAGGGTTGCGCCACATTTGCGTGCAATCTTTTGCAGATTGAAGGCAATGTTTTTCGCTGTGACTCGATCAAGCACCGCCAAGAATTCATCCGCAAACCAAACTTGAGCGCCCGACTCGATCAACCTTGCCAATTTGAATCGGTATCGCTGACCGTCCGACAGCTCCTTGGGCTTTCTGAGATACAGGTTTGCATCTGATAAACCCACGAGAGAGAAAATTTGAAGAGCTTCGCTAACGGTCGGACAAAGTTGATCAATGATTGGTTCGTCTGTAGAGGTTGCTTCATCAATATCCGCAACCTTCAGACCTTCTTTTTTCATCAGACTCTTCAACTCGTTCAGAATCGTTGATTTACCCGAGCCTGATTGACCAGTAATGTAAACAACGTCTCCATCGTTGATCTGTAACTTCAGATTGTCAAAGACCACAAAGTCTTTTTCATCCAGCCCGAGTCCGAACGCTTCCGCAATCTCAAGAACACGCTTGGTTCTTGAGACTTCAGTGGAGAAGTGCTTGTTAATAAGATAAGTTCTTTCTGTCATTACTTGGTCTGCACAAACGGTAACGGGGCGTCTGCGCTCATAAACTGGGGCATAACACCGTTCCATTTATTAATCGCTTCAAGCTGTACAACCTCGGGATTGTCTCTAAGCGCTTTAGCCTTAAGAGCGATAGCGTCTGCTTCTGCTTGAGCTTCGATCTTGATTGACTCTGCCTTACCACGGGCGGCTTCAATGAGCTTCTGAGCTTCGGCCTTAGACTGAGCAATCTCGTTTTCTCTCAAAAGAGCACGCTGAGTTGCTTCAATCTTTGCGTTGATGGAGTCTCTGACCTGTTGCGGGTACTGCATATCCGAAGTCCAAGAGACCTTCACAATTTCAATGCCGATGGGGTCCAACTTAGCTTTCAAGTCTTTAGTGACTTCTTCCAGCAAATCAGTCTTGCCAGAAGTCGTCAGTGTGTTCACGTCCATCTTGCTGGCGTGTTTAATTAAAGAGTCGCTGATGTTCTGTCTTACGTTTGTAGCGGTAATTTCATCAACGCCCTTGCGATATGTTTGAAAAACCGTCGCTGTCATCTCAGGCTTAACACGATATTCAATACCGATCTTGGCTTGAACAGTCATCGCATCCGAAGTCTGAAAGATGAACGGAGAATTGTAGGAATGAAGCTGATTGAATGTCGGGAACAGGTAAATCTGCTCATTCCAAGTCAAAAAGTAACGACCGACATTCAGCGCTTCCTGCTGAACACCCTTTGAGTCGCCATAAAGATTGACCTTAATGCCAACATTACCTGCTGGAACGGTTTCAACAGAGCAACCGTTTAAGTTCATGCAAGCCAGCAAAAAGCTGAGAAGTACAGCTACTTTAAATTTTTTCATCGTTTAAGAAAAAGGTAAGTGAAGTACAGACAAAGCGCCACGAAAGAAACAGGAGCGGCAAATGCAAGCCAAACAAAAAGGATGTTTGAACTATTGAGCATCGTCGGAATAGCCGTTGTTACTAAGTAAGCCCCTGACAATACAAACAGAATGAAGATAAAAATCTTCAAAAATTCTTTAAAACCGATCATTGAAGTGTTCCGTGTTGCAGGCCAAGACCCGTAACATGAAGATTGTTCAGAATGAAACAGACGAGATCAGGATTGTCCTGAAACACCTGACAAAGACCGTTAATGCCTGCAACGACATAGTTTTCGTTTGTCCACTGAGAAGTAGCGTCCTGACAGCCAAAACCTGCATTGAAATGAATGACGTGAAGAACCTCATGCAACAGGGTATTGGCTTCGTCAATCTCGTTTAGACCGTCGTCGATGTAGATGACGCTCTTCTTGTAGTCAACCATCCCGAAGACTTGACCTTCCATATTCTTGAAATAGTGGTCGGGGTCAGCAACCTTCTTAATTTCGTAATATTGATAGCCGATCTTGACAACTTTCGGCATCTCAACAACTGCGATAGGGGCAATGGCTTCAGTGGGCTGAGTTTCTTTTTTCTTCATGTCTTATTTAATGTAGTTTTGAGCAAATTCAACAAAGGCTTCTGCGCCAGCTTTAGACGTTTCACCCTCAATTTTTGCCATGAAACGAGCAACAGTTCTTTCCTGCGCTCCCTTAATCGTTTTAAAGCCAAGAGCGTCAGCAATTCTCACTTCCGCTTCATCGGCTTCAACAATCTTTTCTTCGGTTTCAGTCGCTTTCTTTTCAATATCTGCGTAAAGGTCTGCCGAGACAGCTTCGGGCTTGAACTCGCTCAAATCGGCTTCTAAGAAAGCCAATTCTTTCTTATCAAATATCCCGCTGAGGTCTAAGTCAATGCTCGCGATTTCGTTTTGCAATCCGACAGTATCGAAATCAGAGATAGCAACTCGATTGTCTGCAATGCGAGCCGCCTTGATCTGTTCTTCGGTCAGGTCTCTGCGAACTAAGACAGGAACTTTTTTTAGCCCCAAAAAGCGGGATGCTTCAGTTCGTCCGTGACCCTTGATGATCACGCCGTCTTTATCAACGACAATGGGCTGATCGAATCCGAACTGTTTGATACTTTGAGCAATCTTTTCGACCTGCTCCTCGTCATGTATCTTGACATTGTTCTCGTATGGCTTGACGGCTTCTATTGGCCACCATTCAATTTTCAATTCGCCATTCGTACTTGTAGAACTCATTTTCCTTTTCTCGTTCTTCTATTTCTTCTGCGAAAAGTTTTCTTAATTCTTCTCGATCTTCTGACTCGTCGGGTTGTTCTAAGTCTTCAATTTCGAGTTCTCTTGGGATTCCAGGCGGCTTTATTCTGTCGCTCTTATTCTTCTTTTTTGGCATTTGTGCAAAGGTAAACAAGCGCGTCGCCAGCGTTCGTCAGAGAATCGCTTTCTGTGTAGCCCTGCTCTTTCATAATCTTTTCGATTAGCTTTTGCACTTTTTCAGAATCTTCGATTGCAACTTTGAAACGCATCACGACGTGTGTTTGAGGCGGTCGTTCAATTGCGGGAGCGCTTTCTTCTAATTCTTCTTCATCAACTTCCAATTCATCCAAATTGATAGATGTGTTGGAAAACAGCGTCTCAAGACTTTGATCAGAGTACGGCATATAAGACGAAAGATCAGATATGTCACCCAAGCCCGAAAGTAGTTCGGATAGCTTGAAAGCGTCATCTTCGCCATAACGTCCGTTATCAATGAGAGAGATTTTCTTGGCTTCTTCATCTGAAATCTCGCCAAGGTTAATAACTGCGACTTTATCTAATCCCAGTTCTTTCGCGGCTCTCCATCTATGTTCTCCGCCAATGATTTCAAAACCTTCTTCTTGCTCACGTACCAGAATCGGTTTGAACTGACCGAATCGTCTCAGACTCTCCTTTATCTTTTCTTCGTTATCTGGAGAAACGACGTTTGTGTTGTAGGGATTAGGGGTCAGTTGATTGATTGGAACTTGTTCTATTTTTAATTCGTCCCGCATTAAAACTTTTATAATAAGTAGTTAACTACTTCATTATTGTAGAACAATGGATTAAAAATGTCAATGGAAAACAATACGATAAAGATTTTAGCGAATGCTGTAACGTGTAAAGTAGATACTGAAGATCGTAACGTAAAGCTCGAAGTCAATCGCTGTCTGACTTATTTTGTGGACGGCTATGAACAATCAACTGCTTTCAAAATGCACACGTGGGACGGCACAGCCTCTTTCTTCAACTTCGCAAAATGCACGTTCCCCGCAGGTTTTATGTATTACGTCGGAGCCTGTCTGAAAAGAAAAGGTTATGACGTACAGTTCTATAAAAAGCCGTTGCCGAAGCCTTTGGGCAAACTCAGACCGAAAATTGGCAATTATGAATACGACCCAAGATACGAGTATCAGTACACAGCAACAGAAAAGCTGTTGAAGCATGGACAAATAATTTGTCGAGTAAGCACCGGTGGCGGAAAATCTTTACTTTCGCAAATTGCTTTTGCAACCATCAACCGCCCTACTCTGTTTCTTACTACTCGTTCCATTCTGATGTATCAGATGAAAGAAAATGTCGAAAACAATCTCGGGATTGATGTTGCGGTTATCGGAGACGGTAATCTCGGTTTTGAAAACTCAGACGGCTCTAAATCACTCAAAAAATTCACCGTCGCTACTGTTCAAACGATTCATTCCTACATCAAAGAGCCGAATCCCACTGATTCCACCTATGAATTCACTGCTCAAAAGAAACGACAAGAGTTTATGAAATCCATTCTTGAGAAGTTTGAGTTTGTCATCTTGGAAGAAGCTCATGAGTCTTCTGCTTCGGGTTGGTTTGAACTTCTTAAATACTGTAAAAACGCCTATTACAGACTTGCTTTAACAGGCACGCCGTTTATGAAAGAGTCTGAAGAAATGAATATGCGTTTAATGGCATCTTCTGGCCCAGTTGCCATCACTGTCACCGAAAAGCAACTCATTGACTGCGGGATTCTGGCAACGCCTTACTTTAAGTTTGTTCATCTGACTAAGAAACCTACAACCATGTCGATGAAGACTTCTTGGCAACCCGCCTATCGCATCGGCATTGTTGAAAACGAAGAACGTAATCAAGCCATTATCTATGAAGCAAAACGTGCTGTTGCTCACGGTCTTACCGTGATGATTCTTTTCAAGCAAATTGCCCACGGTAAAATGCTCAAGGAAATGCTTGATGACGCTCGTATTCCCAATGAGCTTATTGTCGGCGCTGATGATCAAGCTGAAAGAAAACGGGCAATTAACAAACTCAAAGACGGCAAAATTAAAGTCTTACTCGGCTCAACTATTCTTGATGTCGGAGTAGATGTCCCTGCTGTCGGCATGGTGATAATTGCTAGTGCTGGCAAAGCTGAAGTCGCTCTCAGACAACGTATCGGCAGAGGTCTGCGTGCCAAGAAAAATCAAGCTAATATCTGTTTTGTGGTTGACTTTGATGACCCGTTTAACAAGTACCTGAAGAATCATGCTCAACAGAGAAAAGCGATTATTCAGCATACAGACGGCTTCAAAGAACATATCGTTGAAGATTTTGACTACAGCTTACTCAAGGTCTGATTCTTTAAAACCAAATCTAACAGCTTCTTTTCATCTATCCTTGAATCAGAAAACACCCAAGGATAGAAAAATGAACAGCGTCATCAGATTAAATTGGACAGAAAAAGTCTGTCCTTTTTCTTGCTTTTCGATTTTAGCCAAAGAAATGTCAGGTTATTGGAAATGCAAAGTCAACGTGAGAAAAAACCAACCCTTTCTTCTATATAAATGCAAAAACAAATCTAATTATGGAATTGTTGGCTTTGGCATATTCACTCGTGACGGTACACATAAACTTGATTCATACGAGATCGACAGATTTCGTTTGGATGTTATTGAAGACGCTAAAAATCAAAAGTTTGCCGAAATTAAACTTATTGAACTAAGTATTGACCCTCCGCTCGTTGATGAAGAAAGTCTTAAAGACTACTTTGATGAACTTAAAAAATTTGCCACTCAAGGTTCAACAACGATTAGTCAAAAATACCAACCGCAGGCACACGAACTATTTAACCGCTTATTAACTGAGTTCAAATACAAGAACATTGAACCGCAACTTAAAACTGTTGAAAAACTTTTAACGACTGCAAATGTTGAAACAGAAATAATAAGAGAGGTCGTACAAAGAGTTGGTCAAGAAAAGCTCAGAAAAGAACTTCTCGAACTTCATCATGGAATGTGTCAAGTAAGCGGAGAAGCAAGACAAGATTTATTAGTTTGCTCTCACATTGTTCCTTGGAGCAAGGATAAAGAGAACCGATTAAATCCCGACAACGCCCTTCTGCTGGCGTTCAATTACGATTATCTCTTTGACAAAGGATACATAACGTTTGATGACGACGGCTATGTCATAATTTCAGAAGAAGTCAAAGGTCGCTTCGGAATTAAAGAAAGTGACCGTCTTCGCCAAAAAGAACTGACCAATGCAACAAAACAGTTTCTTGAATATCACAGAACACACATATTTAAAAAATGAAAAAGATAATCTTCGCATTAGCACTAATGGGACTTCTTTCAGGCTGTTCAACCTCTCACTTAACACCTGACAAAGCAATTTATGTCGAACCGCTTGCACAAGCCACTCCGAGTGCAGAGAGACCTATCAAGGTCACGTTAATGAGAGATTACGGAGCTTTTACGGCCGCAGGAGCTACATTTTATATCTTCGATAATGACAAAAAAGTTGCAAAGCTCGAATCAAGAGAGATGACAGTTTATTACGCCGAGCCAGGCAATCACTCAATTCTTTTAGGTAACTCCAGCGGAGAGGGGCACGCAAATAGTTTTTCAGAATTTAAGAAAGGTGAAGCTCCTGAAATTCACTTTGGAATTGATGGCAATTTCACTTTTCGTGTCAGACGTGTGAAGTAGAGCTTCAGGGGATAAGGATAAGCCTCTGACTTCCCCTGCCCCTATGGGATAAGGACGAGTTCTGAAAAGCTTAGGAAAATTAGGGGATGGATAGGGGGTTATTCACTTCCCATTTTAGACTTCGATTCTAAATATTTTCTATTTATATAAAATGCAGCCCAAATTAAATATTTTTATTTTATTTACAATAAATGAATTAAAAATAATAAATAAAACAATTTAAATAAATTGCATAAATAAAAATAAACCGCTTGTTAATCAAGCGGTTTATTTGTTTATTTAATTAGCAAGTCTTTTTTAGAATTTCGTGCTCTAACAGTCTGCACAACCATTTATGTAAAAATGCAGTTGGGTATGTAGTAGTGTAAATAACCCAAATTAAACACCAAATAAAACCAAGAATTAACGCACACAAATTAAGCAAAAGATCAAAAATAAATTGTTCTGACATTTTAGTACCTTTAAATGTAGTGATTATTTAAAGATTTAACAAATAAATTTTAATGCTTCAATAATGAACTTATTATATAGTTCTAAGTGTCTAGGTATAGAAAGATCAAAAATCAACTGCTCATAATATTCTTTATAAACAACATGACATAAGTTTTTATCATATATAGCAGTATTAAATAAAGACCAAATATTAAAATCTTCACACGTTACATCATTATTCAATACCGCAAATTTGACCACAGCAATTTTTGAATTTTCAAAAGGTAAATATTTAGATTCACCGCAAGAAAGTAAACCAGATAGACAATCAATGTTATAAACGACTTCACAGCGTTGAAAAGAAATGGTATCATCTATATAACCAAAATCACCTTCTAAGATAAATTCATTTTCTTTCGTGAATCGAGCAATTTCGGAGAATTGAGATTTTAATTCTTCTGATAATTTAATAGTTGATTCTTTATTGATTAACATATTTGTACCTTTAAATGTAGTAAGTTTTTTAATAAGGTGTTTTAATCCCACCCGTGCACGGGTGGGATTTCATGGTTTACTTACTTAAACCTGCAATAATTTTAAAAAGAGGTAACGCACGGTCGAAAACGTCAATCGGTGTATTGTTCGAACGTTTTTTAAAGTTCAATAAACCTAAGAATTTACAAATTTTCTTACATTGACCTGATTGTGCAAGAGCGGTACCAACTGTAAAACCAGCGCCCCCCTCTTTTGCGATTTCGTCTTTTAATTCTTGTGAGAGTTTAGAATTTTTATTTAAACCGCTATAAAAATTCTTAAGATCATTTAATGTGCGATAACCCCAAACCATTGCAAGGGCAAACAATCTGACATAGAGATTCATACATCTTCTACCACTTGCGAGAGCGTGAATAGTCTCACAGAATTTATTCAGTTCTTTTTGAGCAACATAAAATTGATCTGATTCATTCAAAATCGCTATATTGCTAGCGAATTGCATAGCGAATTCGTGAGTATGAGCAACACTCATATAACCCGCAACCTGAATCATATCATTGTAAACCTGAATGGGATTTTGTTTCAGGTTGTCGATAAACATATGAGAGTCAGAACCGAAACCAGTTTCGAGAAAGATCGATTTTTTAGAATTTAGACGGTGTTTTCTGCAATATTCTACGAAACGATTTTTATAGTTGTTTGCGCAAACTGTTGCGAATTCTTCAACTTTCGGGTCATTCACGCTCGAAAAATCGACGACAAGATAAATTTCTGCGGGTACTTTTGTCTGCTTCGGGGCGTTCTTTTTTGTCTGTTTGGGGGTGATGAGCTGCTTTTCTTCTTCGGTGAAAACCTTACGAGTTTGAACTGTCAAATTCTGAGTATTCTTGAGAACTTGTGCAAGTTGTTCGGGTGTTGCAGAAAAGAAAGCGTTACGACGTGCGAGTGTTTCTTTAGAGGGCTTGTTTGATTGTTTAGTGTTTTTCATAATGTGTTTGCTTTTAGGTTAATTTGTTAGTTATTGTTAAGAGTTGGTTAATCTCTTAACAATTCATATTCTACGCTGTTTTATGTGAATTTCAACAAACACGAATAGGGACAAACCCTTATAAGGGTAAGTCCCTAGTTAGGTGGTGCGGGGGTTAAATGCAAAGCAAACACAATAAACATTTAACCTTTTCGGGTAACCAGCCCTAAGCACCGTAAACCTAAAAAGTGAGCGGGTCTAACTAGGTAAGGTACATTAGTACACACTATGAGCGGATTAACCATTCGCAAATTAACCCCTTTTTTCAATACTAACGGGAAACCTGTTAGATTTTCAGGTCACTACTCCCTAGCTCACTCATAAATTTTTACTCTTGTCAAACGAATTTTTCTAGGGATTTACCCTAGGGTGGTTATCAAATCCCACCCGGTACCAGCATTTTAACTACCCCTCTGCTACCGCTTTTCATCACCCCTCGTTCACCCCCGCTTGCGGTGCCAACGTTTTTCCCACAAACCGAAGTTCCTTGGCACGGGCGAAGCGCGTGTGCGCTTGGAGGATAAAATTCGCTCGTCAATAGCGTGCCAACACTTTAACACAAAACGAATTCCTCGGCAAGAAGCGCTTCAAGCGATTTGCGTTCAGGATAAATTTCGCTGAGTCAATGCGCATTCCGAGGATTTTTGATGCTCAAGAAAGCACTTTCCAGCCCTTCTGAGCGTCTTTTGTGTTATGTCGTATGTAGTTAGTTGGTTACTGCATAAAACTCCGTTATAGGACATTGGCAACAGGTTTGTAGTCATTATTCATAAGTAAGTAACTACGCTATAATGCACATATCGAAACAACGAACTAATAGGGAGTTCAAAGATGTACAAGATCGAAAAGCTCAGTAAATATGTTGATTGGGCCGAACCTGAAGATGAAGCTGTCGTATTCGACACTTTCGGTGAATTCATCAGTCAAGTAAAAGACGGTGAGATTTTCAAAGAATACTTCAAAGACGAAAGAGACGCCCCGTGTGCCCCGTGCGTTCTCAAGTTCGTACATAACGAAGAAGAAGCCCGCGAATTCGTCAGAAAAGCGATTGAAGCAGGTGATGAAGACTTCATAACCATACAACAATGCGCCGATAAAGATCATTATGACGGTGGTGCTTACGGTGTCTTAACTGGTGAATATGACGGTTATGCAAGATTCAGTTTCACCAAACAGGGATATTTATTAGATAACCCGTTATTTGATTAAAGCAGTAGTACAGAATAACTCATAGTGTGTACCTTAAAACCCGCTATTCTTGTAGTGAAAAAGAAAGAATAGCGGGTTCTTTTTTTTTGCTCGCTTGAAGTTGTCTGACCGTCCACGATCCGCCTGCAAGCCACATATCTTGCCTTGAGCCAAGGGACTGCCTTCATAGCCAAGACTCCAGAGACTCCATTTGCCAAGCTTGAAAAGACTGTTTGCCAACACCGCAAAGACTCGTGCCAAGGATTTTCTTTGCGCGCCAATAACAATTGCCAACGCCTGTAAGACTCTGTTGCCTGATGTGCAAAATTCGCGCCAAGGATAAATTTCGTGTTGCCTTGGCATTTTGTTTGTACTCTCAACTGTTTCCAAGGTTTCTGTCGGTTTGTTTTATTTCGTTGGAATGAGTTTGATTGAACCTTCCCGCCTACATTCAAACAGTTAATATATAGTTATCGAAACAACGAACTATGGGAGTTCACACTATGAAGATCGAAAAATTCAAGAAGTACGATCACACCGCAAAAGATAATAATTATTGTGTTGTTCTCAGTAATTTTGAAGAGTTCAAACGTTTTTCAAAAGGTGAGACTGCTGAATTAGTCGAGTTCATCGAAACTCATAGAAAAGAACTTGGTTTTTGGCTCTGGGGAAATTTCCCCGTCGTTTTCACTTTTGTAAAGGGCGAAAAAGAAGCCCGTGAATTCGTCAAAAGAGCGATTGATGAAATTAACGACATTGAATATACAACCATACAGTTGTATGCAAAAGAAAACGGTTACAAGGGTGCATACGAGGTCTTGAGCGGCGAAGCCGACGGTTACGCAAGAATCAGTTACAGCGATCAGGGCTATCTAATTGACTCAATCGAAGTCTAAGCAGTAAGAAACCCGCTGTATTCAGAGCTACCCTATTTAGCTCAAAGTACAGCGGGTTTGTTTTATCGATATTGATTATGTTGGAACGCATACAAGATGTTGTATGTATGAAATTTCCTTTGATTTCAACGGCTTCCAACGAATTTGTATATCTATGAATAGTGCCTTGGCATTGAAGACTCAAACTTGTTGCCAGAGTTTGAAGAACTGGTTATTTGAATGCCTTGGATTGAGAGACTCAACGCCTGCTAATAAAAGACCGCCTACTCTACCGCTTGTTATAATGAAATTGCTTTTTTAAGCGAACACTCAAAAGCACAATCCGCTTAGATTTATGCGGGCGCTAAATCAGTTGTCATTTACTTGTAAGTGATAATTAAAAAGCCCCGCTAGTACCAATAGCGGGGCTGATAATTCCATAAGTGCTTAAATGAGTACGAAGCATAAAAAGCACAGAAGAACTATATCACACAAAGAACTAAAAGAGTATCGAAAGATGCTCGTTGCCTTACTTTGGTTTCTCAGTTTGGTAATGATAACGGTTCTTGATTTAGTTCAGATGTAATTTTTCTTCCCTTCGGGATGTTGTGTCGTCTCGAAGGTTTTTCTTTTTGTGTTTTCTCTGGACGCAATGCGGCTAAGGCTAAGAATAATTAAATTTAATTCTTTATTCTCTATTTCTCTTTTTTCTTAAGGGTTTACACATCCGATTGGAAAACCTTGAAAAGAAAATGGTAAAAGTTCCCTTACCCATTTTTTCAACTTGGTACTACTAATCCAAGAAGCACTGTAATGGTTAAGAGACTTTCCATCTTCAACAGGTTACCGATCGGATCAACATCCGCTTAGTTCTAACCTCGCCAAAGAAAACGCAAAAGTTCCCAGAAAAGCCCTAAAGAAGGTGTGACTTTCGTCACAAAATATCATGAACATGACTGTATCACAAAATACTTCTTTTGTAAATAGTTGACTACTTATTTATTTGTGTATAATGAGAATTGTTGAAAGTGAATCGCTTTCGTCATTTTGTTTACATCGTTTGGAGAAAAAGATGTTTGAAAAAGCCGCCAAAGAGTACATTCGTAAAAAGAATGCCATGACCGCTTCAATCAATTCTGAGATCAACAAAGAGCGTCAACCACGCCTTGAGAAACGTGCAGAAAGTCAAAGAATCAGAGCAAAAGCCAAAGCGTTATCTGAGTTGCGTGAAATGCTTTCTGCCTTGACCCAATCGGGCGCCTCTGAGTCTGACATCAAGACCTTGCGTAATAAGTGCGTAAGACTTTCCAATGAGCTTGCAGATAAAGCCATCGCCTCATAGCTTGCTCATCTGACATTCAACCTCTCAGAAACGCTCAAAATCGCTTTCTGAGAGGTTTTTCTTTTCAACGCAGTTCGGTACTCAAAAAACAAAAGAAAAGCGCTCAGAAGAGCGCTACAAAGGTTTTAGAAGGTGTTTTAAGCAATATCGCAGAGAAACCTAAACCGATATGGTTCAATCGGTAGCTCTAACCATTGTTCCTCCGTTTCTATTCCCCTGTACGTTCTGCCATGGAATAATCGCATTCTGAAGATAAACGCCATGACATGAAGAATTTGTCTGCCAGTCTTTCCTTCTGCCAACCTGTGAACAATTCCATCTTTCGTATAGCAAGCCAAGAAGTCACCGCGAGATTCCAAGAAAGCGGTTCCTTCGTCATCAAACACAAGGTTGACATTCTTTCCAAAGCCGAAGGGAGAGACGCCAACGCTGGTCAATCTTTGTCGGAAGGGTTTGGATTCTTCATTTTCGAGCGAGAAATAAAGCATTTCATAATACCTTTTCTTAAGTAATCACTTATTTATTTTACGCTCGAAAGCCCGTGATTGCTCACGGGCTGAAATTTTATTCAGTGATTACTTTACATAGCATACGAGTTGCATAATCTTCGCATACTGAGCAATAACCTTCGGAGCAGATGAAATTACCTTTTTCATCTTTTAGAACCTCTACAGACTTCACATGATTGTTTGCTAACCATTCACCGACAATTTCAATATCATCGGTGTAAAGACCGCTGTAATCGTGAGAAGAAAGTGCAAGCGCATACGGGTAATAAATCGCGATTAGTTTTTCAGTCATTTTGTGAACTCCCTCGTTCGTTGTTTCGATATGTACATATTACTAGTATGGTTATTGGCGGGGAGAACGAATGAAGTTAGTTCCTACATTATGACGGTCAGAGTTTAATTCCTAGGAATTGAAAAGAGGTAAAAAGAAACCCCGCTTTCGCGGGGCGTCGTGCGTTATACGCACAAATTAAAATCGAAAAAGTCAAATAAGAAGTTTTTGTACTGCTGTTTTTCTTCTTCGTTCTCTAAATCGAATACAAAATGACATCTTTCAACATCGGTATTTTTAGAAGGGTTTCTCAATCTTTCCCAGTCTGCGCCGTGATCATTAAAGTCGTCATCATAATTTTGGGCGCCCGTTGACTCGGTAACAATCGCCCAGACAGCGCGTTGAGTTGTGAATTCGTGACCGTCTTCTTCAATGATTGTGAAATCTCCCCCGAAGAAATCTAATTCAGCGGTGAGTTGTTGATTTCTTAGCTGATTGTAATCGTCAAGATCAGCATTATCGTTGAAATTACGATTTGCAAATTTTGCGTATTTTTTAACTAAGTCTTTCATTTGCACTCCCTTTAGTGCGTTGTTTTGATATATGTATATTACTCTCGTGTTTATTGGCGGGGAGATTGTTTTCAGTTAGTTCCAACGTTGTAGCGTTTTCAGTTCCAATAATGTAGCGTTTTCACTTCCGAGTTTGTAGCGCCAAGGAATTGATTATTCTTTTTCGTTGGATTTTGTTTACTCAATGCCAAGGCAATGCGTGCGCATTCGGCTCTGGATATAAATTTCGGCCAACAAATAGCTCTGTTGTTTCCAAGGATTTAATTACGCAAAACAAAACCCGCCAATCTTCTTCAGCGGGTCTCTTTGTTCGTTAATCAAGAGGTTTGTAATAGCACCTGTAGCACGTACCCCAAACACCTAAGATGTCATCACGGTAAAACTCCCCTTCATCATCAGGGTCAACCGTTGTGAGTACGTTATTGTGTCGCATGAATTCCCGTACTGTTTCGGCTTCTTCGGGATAATCATAATCAAGCCCCGTGAAGTCATTGTTGATTAAAGCGGTCATGTGTGCTTCAAGAAAATAGCCGATTAAGTAATCATTTAAGTTCATAATTAACCCCTGCTTACTGTTCTGAATCTTCGACCAACCGAGCGACTAACCAGTTAAGGTAAAGCGCCGTATAAAGTCTTTTCGCTTTATCGGTACACGTGATGATGTCTTTGAAAGACAAACCGATTTCATAAAGAAACTGATGACCGCTATCAAGTACTTCATTTTCGACATAAGCAAGAATCTTGCGGTTGAATTCTTCGTTATCCCAAAACTTGAGTAATTCTTCAGTCGTGAAAACTTTCTCAGCACTTTCGGTTTTTAATCTGAGAATTTTCCCGAAGCAGTCATTTATATTGAGCGTGCTTTCAATCGTTATAACAATCATTTTTTTTTAACTCCCGTTAAGTTTGTTTCGATGATTAAAGTTTACGCTGTTGATTATTGGCGGGGAGTTAATTTATTTTTAAATCCAATGATTTAGAAAGTCATTGCCTAGGATTTAGAATTGTTTTTTATTGGATTTAATTTATTGGAATTAAATAATTAAATGCCTTGGAAACAAAGACCTTTAAATTTAAATTCCTACAAATCATTGATTAAAAAATGAGCGGGAGTTGTCCCGCTCTTCGGTATGGTTATTCTTCAACCATATCAATCATTCTACTAATCACATCTTCTACATAAGCCCACACGTAATTATTGATAGCACAGTCTGTTTTTTCAATGATTTCATAGATTTCAAGTCTCATTGTTTGTTGGAAATCCGCCCACCCAAGTTCTGCGCAAAGGTTTTCTACAAATTCATTGACCTGATCTTCAAACTTTTGATAAAACTCTTTTGTGTCAGAGTAGTAAATCAACGGCCCGCAAGCTCCCGAAGCACAACCCAGCTCATAAGTTTCATTGAGCATTTCGGCTAAAGACTGTAATTCGTCTTTTGAGCTTTCTTTATCGTAACCGAAGAAATCGAACAGCTTTGCAAATTCATCTTCTTTAAATAACTTGCGAATGTTTTTACTGTTTAACATTTTTTGAACTCCCTTTAGTTCGTTGTTTCGTTATGTATATATTAGTCTTTTGATTATTGGCGGGAGCTGTAAATATTTTCGATTCCAATGTTTTAAACCTACTAATTTATTTCCTAGGAATTAAATTATTTTCATTGTTGGAAATAGATTTTAATTCCTAGGCTATAAATAAATTCAAATAAAAATTCCAACGAAAGCTGCTTAAAAATAACCCCGCATTTCTGCGGGGCTTGTCTCGGTTAGAGTTTAGCTACTTCGGTTTGAAGTTTCTTAATGAACTCATTGATGAGTGGTATAACGAACCTGATGAAATCGGGCCGATACATCATGTAGCTCAAAGAATTCAGAGCTTCATCACCCATTTCATCTTCTGAGTAACTGTAAGTCATGCGCTTATCAGGGCAATAAATCGGCTCAAAGCGATTAACATCATCAGTAAAGACTTTAACCGCGTACCAGCAAACGGCACTACCTTCTTCATTAGTTTCGGGGTCTTTTCTGTACAGATACAGGTCAACGGGAAGGTGTTCTTCGTAAACTTCATCTTCTTTGTTCACACCGAACGGGGTATGAAGTTCAACACGCAAATTACCGAAGGTTCTGGTAACGCTTAAGTCACCGATTGAATCAGAAAGAATGTTCGCAACGTTTTCAAGTTTCGTCATTTTTAAACTCCCATAGTGTGTTTGTTTCGACAATTCACAGTTTACGCTTACGAATGTAGGCGGGGAGATTTCTTTAATTCGATTCCTATGTTTGCGGTTCTACAAACTCAGAGCCAAGGAATTTGTTTTATCTCGGTTGGAAACCGTTTTCTAATTCCTAGGAATCTGTTTCTTCAGCTCTGGATTTAATTTAATTCCTAGGCATTGATTAAGTAAGGGCGGTTAATCCCGCCCTTCTTTTTTTAGTAACCGTACTCAGCTAATACACCAGTTACATAAGCCGTTACACGACTGCTCATTATCTTGTCAAGAGGTTGTAAGTTATCGCTATCGTCGTAACCGTAAGTTCTGAGATAAGCAAGAATGTCGTACTCATGACGCTCGTAAAACTTGACTTTCGTGCAGGTGTAAATCAAAAATTGAGAAGACCCGATGTCTTCAAACTGTTCAAGCAAATCACCTAATTCGTCATCATTTTCTAATTTTGCTTTGAAGTCATCATCTTCATGGTCATAATCAAACCCAGTAAAACCGAGCGCATTAGCGATGTAACGAAAATCACGATTAACGGCGTAAGCGTTGTAAGCATCAATTCTCTTCATAGTGTGAACTCCCTTGTAGTTCGTTGTTTCGATGCTTAAAAGTTTACGCTGACGGTTATTGGCGGGTCTTCTACCGAGTTTTAATTCCAATGATTCTGAAATATTCTCCCATCTTTCCTAGAAATATTGATAAATTTTCCCATAGTCCTCTTATTAACTATGAGAAAATTTCCCGTTTTGTTACAAATTCTGCGCCAAGGATATATTTCTTCTTATTTTAGCCACGTGTTTTCCAGGCTTTTCGTTTGTTCTCCCTCCAAGGCACACGTACTTCTGCTCTAAGGATAAATCCCGCCAAGGAATAGCTTTCAACTCTTCAATTCTCCGCCATCTCTTCTCTGCCAAGGCGTCTTTATCTTTCCTAGGCGCTCTCACATGACGCTTCAAGGATAAATCTCGTCCGGTTATGCCCTTCTCTTTCTTCTTTCACTGCTTTATTCAGCCAAAAATCCCTGCTGTTATTTTTTCGTAGATGATTTCCTTCATCTCATAGAGGGTCTGACTAAGCAACTCTTCAAGAGCCTCAAGACTTCTTCATTTTCGTCTTTTTCAAAAATTTTCGCTCAATGCTTTGTCAGACCGCCCTTTTAAATCGTATTTTCAAGTGCTTTCATGACGCTGTTGACGATATTACCCATGTAATTGGTAATTTCTTGACGAGTTTCTTCATTTACCTCCGACATAACCTTCAAATAGTCTAATGTGAGGTAAATATCATTGTCTGTGTTCCATTCTTTGGTCAGCACATACTCCCTGTTTTCTTCATCAAATACTTTGATTGTGATTCTCGGAGACTGTAAATTTGGTATAACCATGCGGTCAAACTGCATTCTCGTAATCTTCATCTCTATAACCTCTCATAAAATTGATAAATTCATTGTAATTTGATTGCTTTTTGGAATGTTACTGTATAAATAAACTGTCCAAATCTCTAAATTGGTGCTTTTCCAAAACCCAATACTGGCGGGACTTAGAGCATAGTCAAACCCTCTATGAGATGCTCAATTTTCAAGGGATAAGGTTACTGTATAAATAAATCTCCGAGAACCCTTTGAAAATTGTAACCCAGTGCCTTGGATTCAATGACTGGCGCCTTGGATTCAATGACCCATTGCCTAGGAACGAAGAACTTCTGCCTAAAGGATAAGGAAGTTTTAGTGCCTATAAGGAAAGAACTACCTAGGAAAAGAAGACTCCGAAGGTTGCCTATGAGTGAATGACTGTTGTCTTGGCAATGACGACTGTAACGCCTTGATTTTAAAGACTTCCTTGGAAGAGGGTTTGTTACAAAGTTTGCTTGGAATTTCATTATGTGGAAAAGACATGAATAATATGGAATTATGGATTTGCGTTATCAATCCCTCCCCCTATTTCTGCCTTACACCTGTTGTATCTCTCTCCTCTGTTTTACCTTATCCTGTTGTATCCCTCCCCTCTGTTTTACCTTACACCTATTGATTCCTATCTATATACGTATTACGTCTATACGTCTCCCTTCGGCTTGTATTCGCTCTCTGTATGTTGATTGCCTAATCCGAAGATAGTTTGTTAGGGCTGTGTTTGTTTGTTGTTTACAGCCCTTCTATGTTGTTTCTCTGTATTAGCAATATCTCTTGATATGTCTCTTTGAAAACCAAATGTCGTGGTAAATTTCCGTTCTTTCGACTGGTTCAATCTTAATTTCTTCTTTAATTTTGTAAAGGTTATTTGTCTTCAACGCCAACTGAATAAGATCGATGAAGATTGGTCTCATGTAACTGAGATAACAATCAATCATGTGTTTCTTAGTTCTATCTTTGTCTTTAGGAAAGTATTTGTCCATAAAAAGTTCAAGACCCGAAGGTTCGTTTTGAAGCAAATTCTTATCTTCTTCATAAACCTTATTCAGTTTTTCGTACACATATTTATCTTCTAACCAAACTGCAACTGCAAAATCAGTGAGCGTTCTAAGATCAGTGTAGAAATCAATCCAATCGCAAAGACCTCCGATAGACGCACCTAACGGATAAAGCATTTCATCTGTCAGCTTGCCATCGGTCAGGTATCCATTAAGCAAAAACTGACTGATTATGTAATCGCCCCTTTTAGCATCTATTAGTACCGTCATCTTTTAACTCCCTTGTTGAGTTTGTTTCGATATAGACATAATACCGAGATGGTTATTGGCGGGAAGAACAAAGATCAACATCTTCCAACCAATCAACGTGTTAGATTAACTGATTTTGGTACCCTCATTGATAAGGGTACCAAGAATTAACTTATTGAATTGACTGCTCATACACCGCAATTCATGGTCACGACATAATCTTTAGAACCGTCGGGTACGATTCGTTCTATTGAGCGATTGTCTAAGCCGAAGGGTTTGTTAGGGCCGTGTGTTATCTCCGTTTACAGCCCTTCTATTGTCGGTTTCAATCATCTTCATAATCTAAAGCATCAAATCCGTCGTGCTTCATTGTGAAGTTATGATAATTGATTCTTTTTATATGATAGAAATCTCTTCTATCCTTCAAGAACCAACCGTCTCGTCTGACTTCTTTAACATTCGGCATTTGTCGCCAAGTATTGCGTTTTACGTATTGATAGACTTTGCCGTCTTTAATAGCCTGTTTAATGAACTTGGAAACCGACGGCAAGATGGTCTTTAAGTACAAATACATCATCTCTTGAAAAAGAAGATCATCGGGATTGAGCTTAAATTTCTCTTTAACGAACGTCTTTAGTTTGGTAGGAAGTTCTGGGCTTTCGACATCCAAATCACAATCGTATTCCTCTTGCACAACAAAGTACATAAAATTTTCTTGAAAAAGACAAGCGATTGAAAACTCGGTGAGTTTATTGATCGTCCAATAAATTGCTTCTTCGTCGCTCCCGTCTCGAACATACTCAAAATACGTACTGTCGGCATCTATTAGATACAGAAGATTATCGAGTTTCTTGTGTTTCTTGAGATAAGCGTAAGCGTAGTCAACATCCATTGCAAAATCCCACTTTAACGCATATTTAGTAAAGCGTTTCACTTGTGAACTCCCTTATTGAGTTTGTTTCGATATAGACATAGTACCGAGATGGTTATTGGCGGGAGAGCGGTCTTTAAATCGTAGCCAAGAAGTGAATTTTTGAAAAAGTCAATAAAATAATAATATCCTTTAAAATCAATTAGTTAGAAAAATAACCGTTAATTGACGTGATGTTCTTCGGGTAAATCCTAATGCTTTAATCCAATTATAAGTAGTTATTTACTTAATATTTGCTTATAATGAGAAACAAATAAGAAAAAGATTGCTCTTTTAAAAATAGATCTCCTTAAAGTTAGCTGATAAAGCGAGAGTTGGTTTTATGGTGGTTTTATTACTCGAAATTAACTCAAATCTGTGGAACAGACCAACTCTCGCATCATTTTTATAGGATGTAAGTGATTACTTATGTAAAACAAGGATTGTCTTGAGTTTCATTGGTCTCTTAAGACAATCTGCGACTTGGTACTTAATGACTTAGAAGCGTGACCGAGAAGTAGTAGGAAATAAGAAGCTCTGACAACGGACGCTTGTTAGAGATTGAAGATTTCCTCAAGGTTTTCAGATTCATAACCTGAGTGAACGCGGTGCAATTCCGCCCTTCTATTCCCAAATCGCCTGTATCTTTGATTGTTAAACGAGGTTAAGCAGAACCTGATGAAAGGCGTCCCTCTATTTCAGTTGTTGTTAAAAGAATGTACTGCAATGAGTTTCCACAAGTGAGAATTCCTTTGAGCTTGTGGGTTCTGCTTCAATCTTTTAAATGATTCTCCGATAGCTCAGATGGTAGAGCAACGGACTGTTAATCCGTGGGTCGTTGGTTCAAGTCCAACTCGGAGAGCCACCGAATTCAGTTTGCTTGTTTGATCTACAAGCAACGAATGCCGTGCTCCAGGGTTTCTGTAGCGGTTCTATTCTTGGTGAACCTTAAACGAAGAAGGTTATCGCAACTATCCAAAAGCGTTTGCGGAGTTTAAGCCTTTTTACTCTGATTAAGGCTTTGGTGAGGTTAGCCAATTCAACACGGTTTAGCGCTGGGTCGTGGCGGAAAAATAACAAGGGGTCTGTTAAAGATCGACAGACTCCGCCTCAAAGTCATTTGGTAAACAGATGATTTTGAAGTTTTATCGCAGTGGTGGCTGAGAGGTTGAAAGCGGCGGACTGTAAATCCGTTTCTCTAAACAGGACGCGTTAGTTCGAATCCAACCCCTGCGACCAAGGTTGTTGCGGGTATGGTTCAACTGGTAGAACAACGGCCTTCCAAGCCGTTGACGAGAGTTCGAGTCTCTCTACCCGCTCCAAGTTTGTTAAGTGCGTAGCTCAACTGGCAGAGCGACGGTCTCCAAAACCGTAGGTTGAAGGTTCGAGTCCTTTCGCATTTGCCAAAATCAGCAACAGGTGTGCTGATTAAATGTTGATCTGAGAGGGCGTGTCAGCGAACGTTGTCTCGGGGAGTTTCGAGGGGTTCTAAGGCTTAACAGAGTTGACCTGCACTATCCAAGACATAACGTCTTAAGGCTTGTGTTTGGAGTTCGTGCAGGTTTTAAAAGATGTACTGACAAGCTGTATGGAACGCTCAGTGCCCTCTCTGTGAGAGAGTTCCTGTTCAGCTCCACTAGCGGGTACAAATTGACTCGGACATAGCTTCCTCGTCCGGCAGTAAAGCGCAACCCGCCGAGTCGTTGCAGTGTGCAAAACCGTAGGCGTACCTGTGTAACCGTCAATCGGCGCCTTTAATTGATGGAAATACGAATGGTCGGAGGTAGCTCAGTCGGGAAGAGCGACCTTTAATAAGGGTGTGTCGTGGGTTCGAGTCCCACCCTCCGACAATTTTAATAGTCAGATTTTGAATGAACAACATTAAACAAATTGAGGTCAAGACTGAGTTTGGTCAATGTTGTTTATTGATTTACTTAGATGATCTTTCTAAAGGTTATCTAACAAACGTTGAAATCTTCAAAGAGCATCGTCGCCAAGGGCACGGTAACGAACTGTTAGAGACAGCGTTGAGAATCGCCAAGCAACAAAATTTGTCTTGTGTTGTTTTGCAGGTTGTCGCTGATTCGTTTGTTCGACGTTGGTACGAAAACAAAGGCTTTCGCAGACTAAACGTTTACCAACATTCGCCTCAAGAAGGTCACATTTGGATGACAAAGGAGATTTAGAGAGTGTGGCAAATTAAGAATCCCGAAATCGAGAAGAAAATTCTCGTTTTCTTTACTCAAGACGAAATTGATTCAGCCTGCAAAGGGCAGATTGATGATGAATTTTCTTACGTTATCTTCAGAAAGGAAGATTGTCTCGGCTTTAATGAAGTCAGTTTCGAAGTTGAAAAAGAAGAACTTGAGGAAGTTGAAAAATACGACCCAAGAGCTTGGAACGATTTCTCTAAGGTGAAACCACCTCGGCCTGGTTATTACTGCGTTTCTAATTTCAAGATCAACGATTATCCCTCCGAAGTCTTTCAGATTTATTGGGATGGTGAGAAGTGGAATCCTTCTAACACCCTCGCTGTTCTTTCTTTCAGAGAATATCCGATTGACCCTACTCATTTGGACGGTTTTTGGGATACAAAAGGTCTCTAATCGTGCCCAATCCATTCGTTAATCTCATTGTTGCACGCAGTCGTAACGGCGTGATTGGCAAAGACGGCAAATTACCTTGGCGATTGCCTGAAGACCTGAAATTTTTCAAAGCAAAAACACTCGGTCATCACGTCGTTATGGGGCGCCATACTTGGGAGTCCATCGGTCAGAAAGCTCTGCCTGAAAGAAGCAACATCGTTTTAACGAGCAATTCTGATTACAAAGCTAAGAACGCTTTTGTCAGCTCCTCCTTAGAAGATGTTTTAGAGCGCCTTAATTCTGATGAAACGGTGTTCATTATTGGCGGGGCAGAGCTTTACAAACACGCTCTGCCTTACGTCAAACGTGCATGGATTACTGAGATTGATGCGGACTTTGAAGGTGATACGGCATTTGACGCTTTAGATGAAAACGAATGGAAGCTCGTTTGGGTTGAAGAACATTCTAAGACTGAAGACCGACCGTTCGGTTTCAAATTTCAATGCTTCGAGAGAATTAAGTAATGTGGCAGATTAAGAACGAAGAGCTTAGAAAGACTGTTGGCGCCCTTTTCACTGATGAAGAGATTGATGAAAAGGTTCGTAATTTTTGGAAAACGAATTCCACTTACGTGCGTCTTCAAAAATACGTTCAGCCTTCTTATCAAACCGTAATCTTTGAAATTCCATTAGAAGAATTCAAGTTAATCTACAACCCAAACGGTTGGAATCCATACCCTTCCGTCACACCTCCCAGCGAAGGTGACTGGTTCGTGCAACACAAGGATGGGGAATTCAGTGTCAAAGAATTTCATGCTTCTTATGGCCCCGAAGGGTGCGAAAAATGGTGGGAAGGCCCTACCGCTGTCTGTTATACAGTCGTCGCCTTTAGAGCTTTGCCTGAAAAATATGTGGAGTAAAGAAAATGAAACTGAGCTGGTTTGAATGCAGATTTCTTGCAAAGAAATTACAAGAAATTGCCAAAGACCCAAATGCAACTGATTATGAGAGATTGAAGTGCTCAGAGCTTCTACCGTTGTTTAAGAGAATAGCGGACGTACATCATAGTCCAGACGGTAGGGAACGAAACATGGAAGTTCCTCTCAAAACTCAGTTGGATGAAAAGATTGCAGAGTTGGTCAGCTTAGAAATCAAGATTGATAAAAAGACTGACACTTTAGAAAAAGTTTACGTCAATGCAACAAAACCATTTTGGATGTTCTTCATTGATCTCGTGAAACTCACGCTATCCATCAGTTTTGCTTGTGCGATCTGCTACACGATTTCAAAAGTCGTTCCTCAAGAATGGGCAATTTGGATGCCGATTCCGATCGTTGCTCTTTTAGGCGTGTGGTACTTAGTGCAGATGTATTACGAGTCTTGGGTTCACGGTCACTGGAAATAACAATGAAGAAAATTGAACTAACGATTGAGCAAGCCGAGTTTCTTCTTGATGCGGTAAGACGTTTACAAAAGTTGATTGATCTAATTGAAACTCTTTGGAGTATCAGAGCTGATACAGCCAGAAAATTGACTCAAGGCAAACCAATCAATGTAACTCCGATGATTGACTTTCTTGTTTACAACATTCAAAAGGCAAAGGACGAATAGATATGACAGTGAAAGTAATTCAATGCGATCACAAGAAACGTATAGACGGGTATTGGTCTGAACTCAAGCAACTTGCAGACAGGTGGGAAAAAGACCTATCCGATCTTAAGGAGATCGACGAAATCTCGGAAGACGAAGCTCTTTCAGAAGGCGATGTTCTTGAACATCTTTGGGATTACATGGAAGAAGTCAGCACTCTTGCTGACGATATATACGAAGACGAAGAAAACGAGGAAGAATAATAATGGAATTCTCACCTCTTCTCATTTACTTCATTGGTCAACTTGACGCGTTTAACGGCGCTTGTGCTCTTACCTTATTTTTCGGAGGAATCGCTTTAGTAGTGATGAACATTATTAAAGCAGTCTCCTACTGTGACTCTAGTACATATTACGAGCTTAAGACATATAACAAAGTCAAACTTGTAACCGACAAAACAAATAAAGTAATAGGCCCAATAGTGTTTGTCGCGTTCTTAGGAGTTGCTTTTCTTCCTAGTCGGAGCACTGTAGCAGCCATGATCGTCGTCCCCGCCATCTCTGCTAACCAAAGTATTCAGAACATCTCCAAGGGCGCTCTTCAGTGGGCAGAACAATTCATCCAAGAACAACTTAATCCCAAGAAAGAAAAATGATCGAATTAACACCGACCACAATTTACGCCATTGCCACAATAGATGAAGTAAAGAGAGTATTGGGAAGTTTATGTTTTCTCGGCTCTTTGATTGTTTTTGGATTACTGGTTGCCCGAATAGGAACTGCAATTATAGAGTCTGAAGAAACCAACGAAAAATTTTGTCGCTGGTTTAATCCGATGATGCCAAAAATTCTCGGCGCTTTTATCTGTGTTCTTCTTCTCAATACCTTTCTCCCTAATCAAAAGACAATAGCCGCCATGATCGTCGTTCCCGCTATTGTCAACAACGAGAACATTCAGAATATTTCCAAGAACACCCTTCAGTGGGCGGAAGAGTACATCAAAGATCAACTTCAAACCAAAAAGAAAAATGATTGATAAATACAAAATTCACAACGAAATCTGCATGAATCTCCATCAGACTTACGTCGCCAAGAACACTGATTACGGAGATTCTTTCGCTAAAACCCGCTCGGAGTTTCCCGAAGCAATTTTGATTCGCTTGTCTGATAAGTTTGAGCGCATTAAATCTCTTTATCGCAAGTCTGACCGTCAAGTCAAAGATGAAAGCATTGAAGACACTCTGCTTGATCTTGCAAACTATGCGATTATGGAAGTCGTTGAACGTCGTGCAATGAAGCGTTCGGACTCCAATGACGAACCTCAGCACGTCTCTTTGCCGATTCAAGCAAAGTACACGGATAACGACGAATATCCTTACAGGTAATTAAACATGACTAAGTTTGATGTAGTCTCCGACCTGCATTTTGATCACTTCGTAGGAAGTGGTGAAGCGGGTACAGAATTCTTGGAAAGCGTATTTCTCAAGCCAACTGCTCCCAATCTTTTAGTAGCGGGAGATATTGGCAACTGGTACAGCGAACACGCCTTAATCTATACAGACTACTTTTTCAACTTAGTCAGACATAAATACCAAAACGTCATTTGTGTCTTAGGAAATCACGACTATTATTATTTCGGCCTAGATGAAATACCGTCACCCGTGGCTTTGTATCGAGAACGATATTATTTCCCGAATGTCTTTTTCTTAAGTCTTAGCAATGTTTTAAGCTCAATTTGTCTTGAAGACGTTACGGTGATTGGCGGAACACTATGGTCTGAGCTTGATCCAACAAATGAGTTGATAATTTCCCGTCGGCTCAATGACTTTCGACTGATTCACGACTTAACACCAAAAGACTACCGAGATAGATTCTCAAAAGAATTGCTTGAACTTGATAGACAGTTAGAGCTACACAAAGATGAGAAAGTTGTTGTTCTAACTCATCATGCTCCGACTTTTGCTACAACGCCAATGTACAGCGATAGCCCGCTTCAAAGTGCTTTCTGTACTGACCTTACGAGATTGTTTCTTTCTCGGCCAAATATCAAAGCGTGGGTATTCGGTCATACCCATGTTAAAGCCGAGCTTGAGATTGGCGGAGTTAAGCTGATTGAAAATTCGTTTGGATATTACGGTCAAGAGAACTTAGATTACAAGCCTAAGTTATTAACTATAGAGTAAAAATTAGCCCCGCTTTTGCGGGGCTTTTTGTTTTTTTAGATTCCCATTTTCTGATAAATCAGCGGGAGCAGGTTTGATTCAGGGTCAGGAGTTAAACGATGACCGACCTTAACAGCGATACCAAGCTTAGGGAGCATATTCATGACTTGAGCCGACTGAGCGTTTGCAGTTCCAGGACTGTAGGGTTTCTTCAGCAGTGCTTGATAGAGGTTCCCTTTTTTACCACCGTCAAGAAAACCGTCTTGCTTGAAAGTGTCAAAAGCAATTTTGAGTACCGTGTTAAGACTGCAACCTCCCGTCAGGAATGTGTAAAGCTGAACAACCTTTTCACAAACCTTTTTCTGAGAGAAGACCGTCTTGTCATCTAAGAGCTTTTCCAGCTCACGTACTTCTTTCACCTGTTCTTCTTCATCGATGTCTTTGGTAAGCGCAAGAACATCTTTTGAATTCTTGATACGCTGTTCCAACATCTTCCCATAACCGTCTTTGTAAGTAACGCGGGGTTCGGAGACTTTCTTTTCTTTCGGAGCTTTTGCAACTTTTTTCGCTTTAGCGGGTTTTACGGTCTTTTCTTGCTTTTCGACTTTTTCAACCTTGTCTAAAGCGATGAGCTTTTGTTCAACGAAGTCTTTGGTAACGACTTCGGGGATGCCGACAGGTTCGTCAATGACGATGACATCTTCAGCGTTCAATGTGCTCATAAGTTCATCTAAATCTTCAGCTATTTGTTTCTCGTTCATGTGTTACCTCTTTGATTACAAAAGAATTTCTATATGCTTATTGTAGAGGTGTGAATATTGGCGGGGAGACTCACCTTATCTTCATTCCAAGCATGAAAAAGCCCCGAAAGTTCGGGGCTGATTTTTAGATGAAAACCTCTGTTGTGAAGAATTCTGCCTGACCTGTTCGTGTTAGTTCCCGATTGATCTTATTGACCATCTCTATGGCAACTTCATCTTGATAACCGAAACGCCAAACAAGTTGTTCGATCATTATCAGACAGTCTGCAAGCTCGGTGACTAAATCCTTTCGCGTGATTGGATTGTGACCGTGACGGCGCATTTTGATGATCGCCAAGGCACATTCAACGGCTTCTTCCTCCATCTGTCTGAGTTGTTCTTCTTCGGTATGAGCGTTGGCAATTTTCGCAATTGCTTCTTTGTGTTCTATTTCTGTTTTCATTCTTCTAATAATTTCCTTCGCAGACCTGATAACAGGTCAGTCCAAGCGACCGCCACATTTGAACAACCTGTGTGCGGTCTTCAAATACTCCAAGAATCTCATATTTGTCCTTGAGTTCCTTTTCGTAGATTTCCTTCTTGACTTCCCAGTCGGGGCGAAAATCTCCATCTTTACGCATGAACAACATATCATCGTAAAAGTTTCCAAAACATCCCCAAACTTTCTTTTTTAGCCAATTCATGGTTAATTCTCGATAGGCTTCAGACCTTCCCGTGACAAACAAGATTCCTCTAGTCTGATAACCGTGCAAAGCGTTTCTGAGCAGTCTTAGCGTGTTTTTGTTTGGTTGAATAACTTCGTCTTTATCCGAATTTTCGTAAAACCTTTTCCAGTCTTTTGGTTCTTGTTGGATAAAGTGCAGACGGTGAGAGCAATCGGCCAAAACGCCGTCAATGTCAAAGATGTAAGCACGTTGTAAGTGTGTCATTTTCATTCCAAGATTTTTTAGCACGAGAAAACGGCATAGGTTCTAAACCTATACCGTCAATGCGTTAGATGTTGTGAGTTACGATGTAGTCTCTTAACCCCCTCATAGCTCCCTGCTCATCGATGGTGTAGCGATTTGGCTCGGTGAACAGTTGAACATTAAGTTTGTTTTTGACCGTAATTGTCTTTTTTGTGACCGAAACTTTAAATTCTCTGCCCTCGTATTCGATCAGAGCGCTGAATTTTGGAGAACGACCGAAAATCGTTTCTCGATTGCTAATGATGAAGTTCATAAATGTCCCCTACTGCTGTTTTTCGATCAAATAGTTTTCAATGATGTTGTAAGCGGAATTAAGCTTTTCAATCGCATAGCCGATTGTTTCGTTGAATTCGTCTTCTGCGTTTTCTGCTATCTCTTTTCGGTCTTTAATGAGCCGAGCTTTTGCAACCTCTTTAACGTTGTCAGTGTGTCTCTTAGTCAGTGAACGAATCACGAGTTTGAGTTCGTCAAGTTCTGAAAGTGCTTTACAAAAAGCATCTTCTTGTTCAGTTGAAATTTCGCACCGTTCAGCGAGATAACGTGTTAGCGGGTCATTAGACTCTTTACCGACCTCAACCAACTTTTCAACACCGTAGACTTTGCATTCGACTATTGAAAGACCATTCATTTTGTTACCTTCTTAAGTAGTTACTTACTTAAGTATTATTGTATTCTACTCTATGTAGGCGGGTTGCACCCACATAGAATTAAGTAGTTAGTTAGCCATTCTTAAGAGCTGAAATTTCTTTTAAAATCTCGCACTTACGGATTTTGAGGTCAATCAGCTCAAGTTCTTGTTCCAAGTTTTTGAGCTTAACTTCCTTAAGCGGGTCAATGGGAGTGACCAACTTTGTCGTATCGTTAGACGCCCCCGCTACAACCTTTTTAATTGTCGAATGCTTTGAAGGTTTTGTAGCTGAAGAAAGAATTGTTGTAGATTCTCTGAAGTCCAACATCTCTTTTAACGTCTTCTGAGGAAGAGCTACTTTTAATGCTGACAATATCGAATGTTTATCTTTTCCGAGCAGATTAACCCTTCTTAAGTTTTCTACAATTTCGTTGACGGACACGGGGTGATTAAATTTGAACTTTACGGGGTTACTTTCGGTCTTTTGTTCAACTACTTCGCTGTAGAAATCTCCAATGCGAATAGCGTTGCCCCTGCCTTTATGGTTGAAAATATAGTAGGCATTGCATCTGGCAACGTTTTTGTTTTTAGTGCAAATAAAACTCACGTTTTTTAATTCAGTCATTCTGAACGTTTTTGTTCTATTCCCTCTCAAAGCCCAATTGACCAAAGCCTGTTCAAAATACGGTTTATCTATTCTCACTCTAAACTCCTTGTTTGCTGTTGAAAACCGCTTTCATGCGATTCACCCTTGCAGTTTACAGGGGTGAATAATGGAATGTTCTTTTAAATCAAAGACATTCCATCAGCTTTCAAGTACAGCTCTTCGCTTATTTGGTTGAATGGAAAGATGTAGTTTTTGTCGATATTTCCACTTCTTAGCATTTTGCAGAAACACGCCAACATTACTTCAACGTCATACCGAGCCGAGTGAGCTTCTGTTTCGCTGTATATGACATCAAGCGCAAAGCACAATTCCTTTAATCTCGGTACTTTTCCATCAAAGGTCGCCCAGCGAGTTGATCTCATGGTGCAAAGTGTCGGAGTTGTAATCTCGCTCATACCGAGACGCTTAAATTCTCGGTTCAGAAAAGAAGTATCAAAGGCGGCGTTATGAATCACGATAAGTGTGGCGTTTTTCAATTGCTCGTGAATCGCTTCTGCTTTCGTTTCAAAAATTGGCTCGCTCATTAAGTCGGCCAACGAAATGTGATGGACGGCTTGTGCTTTCGGGTCTATGGCTCTCTGTGGATTAAATCGCTGTAGGATACTTTTTGACTCGTCTTCCAACAATTTATCGTTTAATACCAATCCACAATACTCGATGATCTTGTGGTCTTCGCCAATACCTGTAGTTTCAAGGTCTAATCCAACAATATTTTTCATATGTGCGCTCTAAGGATAAATCTCGTCACACCTATTGCGGTTGGCAAAGACCGTAACGAGATCGTGTTAATTGATAAAAGTTATCTTCTCATTGCGAAGTCTGGATAGTTCGCTTTCTGCTTGTTGTAATTCGAGTTTTTCCATCTCTTCAACGACAGGCTCAACGCAAGGTATCGGGTCTGACGTTCTGTCTCTTGAGACCGCTAACGCTTTCAAACCTGTTTTTGCAATATAGCCGTTGGTCATCAATGCGCATTGTTCTAAAGTGCCGTCAAACGCTTCAAAACTCTTTCTAGCGGGCAAATGAATCGACCAAGTGAAACTCCGCGACAACTCAGCAACATTCCCATCAAAAACGAATAAACGCTTGTTCAGGGCTTCTAATTGCTCGTCTGTCAGCCCGTCGGGGCGAACGATGAATGAGCAATTTGCTAAAACAGTGACGTATATATCAATCGGTGAAAAGTCGATCACGACGTTATCGGGAAGATTTTCTATCATTTTCTTCAGTCGCTTAAACATCAGCTCGTGAAAGTTCAGAAAAGCCTCTCCGTTATCTGTCATCTTGGAAAACTTCTTCTTGTCGATCAACTTATCAACCTCGATGTGTACGTACTTGCAGTTGAGTTTTTTGGCTAATTCTTCTGCGAATGCTTCTTTTTCAGAACAAATTTGCGGGCCAATAATCTGCACTCTCATTACAATTCCTCTTGATCTGATTGATTTCCAAGACATTGTAATGGACTCATTTTTGGCGAAATTTGTTTAAATGAGTCCAGCAGAATTAAACCCAACGAACCGACTTCCTATTGTTCTTCATAAAACTCCGAAGCCCAATCTTCTGTATTGCCAAAACCGCAAAGACTGGCCCGTCGCCTGCGGGTCAAAGACCTCTTACCTCTATCTTTCCATTCTTTGCGTTTCTTCAGAATGATTAACTTCGCTTTCTGAAGCTCTGCTAAAGACAAGGTGGAGAAATGACAATCTTCAAACTCAATGCCGAGTTCTCTTGCGAGCCAAGCGTAGGCTTGCTTTCTTGTCATTCCCCCGTACTTCCAAAGTTTGTCAAACTCTTTATGACAATCTTGTCTAATCTTCTTTTTGATTGGTATTTTCAGAGTCTTACGAATCTCATTCAGCTTCGATGACATTTTCACGAATGAACGGTTTCATTGCCATCAACTGAGCGATAAAGTCTTTAAAATCTCTGACCGTCAATTCGAGTTCGATTTCACTTTCGTCCCGCTTATCAATCGCTTTGAACTTCACGGTCGAACTGCCAATTTGTGCTTTTGCAATCAACCTTGCGTTTGTTGATGTCGCTTCTGCAATTTTACTCACTGCCATAATTAAGCCTCTTTATCGGTAAAAGTTTTCGGATATTGATGTCCAGGAAAGTAGAGAATCTTGTCTAAGCCCATTGAGTCAGTACGGGCACATTCTTTGAGTTCTCTGAGTTCTCTCTTTACTGTTTCAAACAGGTAAGGGTTGACGTTCTCGAACATATCGAAGATGTCGAGCCAGTCGGCGTTTCGCTCAAGACAAAAGCCCAAGCACGTTTCGCCATACATGAATCGTCCGCTGTAGCTTTTATCTATTCTGAACGAGATGTTTTCGGCTTCGTGAGACCAAGAGACCTCTTCCAAAAGCGCGACCAAATGTTGACTAATCATTGCCATAAATTTTCTCTTCTTTAATGAGTTTGTCTGCCTAGTTATTTCTTTGGTAATGACACACTGCTTACCTATTACTTACCATCGCATTTTGGAACCATTCTCTTTCACTCTCGCTCTTCCATTCTCCGAACACATGAGCGCCTCTACAACCCTGGCGGCTCTATCGAGATATACTGCGTCTGCGGCAAGAAAAGAGACTTCAAACCCTTCGCCTTCAATGCTAACTTTTATTTCGGAACCAACGAGACCTTTCCCGCCATAAGTGTCATCAGGGTGACCTAGCTTTTGACCCTCGACTACTTCGGCTTCTTTAAGTTTGTCGAGATTCATTCGTTCTCTCCTTTTTCACAATCTCTAAACTGCAATTGGTGCTTTAATCGCGGGGTATGATTCATAGCCCGTAATCTCAAAATCATCGAACTTGTATTCCCAAGGGAATTCGTGATGATTTCTTATATGTAATTGTGCGCTCGGGGGTAATGGAGTGCGCGAAAGCTGAAGTTTTGCCTGTTCAATGTGATTGTCATAGAGATGAACATCACCGCCCGTCCAAACAAATTCGTCAGGGATGTAACCCAAACAATCAGCAAAAATGTGCGTCAGTAAGGAATAGCTTGCGATGTTGAACGGCACACCTAAGAAGAAGTCACAACTTCTCTGATAAAGCTGACAAGACAGATACTTCTTGCCGTTCTCTTCTCTTACGAAGAACTGATACGCAAAGTGACAGGGAGGTAGTGCCATTTGGTTAATCAATAATGGGTTCCAAGCACAGACAAGATGTCTTCTCGAGAAGGGAGATTCTTTAAGACTCCAATAAACCCTTTCGATCTGATCTACCGAGTGGGTGTAGAGGTTCTGAAAAGCCTTTTGTTGCTCGTTGTACTTATCAGGGTCAACTACAACTCCGTCCATAAAACCATACGGCGTTTCAATCGTTGCGTAAGTCCCAACAGCGGAGAAATTTCGATACTGAGCACCATAGACAGGGCCTAGGTCTCCGTTTTCATCTGCAAATTCATCCCAAATAGTGACGCCATTGTTTTTGAGATACTTGATGTTCGTATCTCCGCTCAAGAACCAAATCAACTCGTGAATGATGGACTTCAAATGAAGTTTCTTTGTGGTCAGAAGCGGGAAGGATTCTTTGAGATCGAATCTCATTTGAGCGCCGAAGATTGCTCTCGTGCCAACGCCCGTTCTGTCTTCTCGATGATTTCCTTTATCGAGAATTTGTTGCATTAAATCAAGATATTGTTTCATGGTTTTTGAAAATAAATAGTGACAACCAATGCCGAGATGACGGCTACTAAGAAAATGGAAAGAGCTAAGTAATGGTTTTTGTCCCAAGCGACAATTAACCCGACGACAAAAGCCATGAGACCACCAGCGCCCGCCATAAGCCCGACAAGGTGATGGAGAAAGCCAAAGAAGGTTTTCATTTATTCCCCTTCTTTATTTCCACAACAATCTCTATCGGTTCATAAGCAAACCAAGGTGTGTCGTTTACGTAGTCGCGAGTAGAAAAGTCATACAACTGACCGCCTATGATCTTTACAAGATGGTAGCTTTCGTCTGACGAAGGTTTCGCTATAAAACCTTGTCTTGCTTCATATTGATCAATGGGAATTTTTCCTTGATGTGTTAGCTTGAAATTTGGCTGAACTTCTGCTTTTTCATATTTTTGAAATTGCTTAATTACGTTCAGACATTCATTGACAATTTTTTGCGTTGTCCAGAGTTTGTCTCCCGTCATGACAAAGGGGAAAGTGAAGTCTCCAGCGTGTGCGTAATCCCAGCCAAACCAACGACCTTCAATGTTTCTCAACTTCCCGCTGAAAGTCAGCCCGCCATGCGCTTCAATACGATTATCGATTTCAAAATAATCTTTGCCGTAGAACGGGTGATTTTGAGGGACAGAAACATAACCGCATGGGTGAGAACCGAGAGACAGCACCATCCATTTGTATTCGCCCGCCTCCCCTTCTGCTAACTTCTCGGCTTCATAAAGACGAGATTGATATTCCATTTCTTTATAGATCGTCATTTCAACTCCGTTTTCTCGTTGTCGAGGTAGTGATAAATCTTGCCGTCTTCAGCTTCTAGTTTTGCCATGCAGTAAGAAAGATTGAAAATTACAGAGGTCGGAGCAGTGCTTTTATTCACGCCGTCTTCGTAAAATTCTTCGTCTTTGCAAACTGAACGAAAACCACAGCAACGCAAAACTTTTTGAGCTGGCTCATAGATTTTCTTCATGAATTTCAGCATCGTGAGTCGGCTCGGACGTAAATCTCTATACAGTTGATTACGAGCTTGTCTCTGTAGCTTTATATTCAGATCGTTTTTAAAGAGCTGTAATGTAGGTTCTGGAAGCGTTACGCTCCCGACATCGCAGTCTGTAACCCAGTAAAACCCACGAAACCAATAGACTTTTTGGTTGTAGACAAGCCAAATGCCGTACCTAGAGCAATCAAGAAGCAAAATCTTGTCTCGGTTCCGAATCATGTCTTTTACAAGATCGTCAACCTTCTTGTTGTATTTCCCATCAGGGAACCACAAAGAAGGTCGTTTAATGATCTTCTTAATGTTTTTGAATTTCATTGTGAATCTCCGAATTAACTAAAACAATTATATCGTAAGTAGTTAACTACTTATTATATGTATAAATGAAATTCCTTAGATAGTTTTTAACAAACCCACTATGTTGTGCCATTCATCGGTCTGAAGCCCAGCATTTATGGCTCCGATAGCGTCTGCTAAGTGTTCATTTTTCTCGACCATGACACTTTCTCCCTTAAGTTTTCGCTTAATCCAAGGTGCATTCGGAAACTTTCCAGAAGCCCAAAGAATCATCTCTTCTTTGCTAGCAGTTTTGTGCTTAACCGCTTTGACTTTGTTTTCTTGAGCAGTCACTTGAATAATTGGTATCGGCAGACTTGCGAGAAGCCCAATGCAGATACCATAACTAGCCATTGCTCTAGCACTCTGAGACCCGTGCGGTACTTCAACGAATGCGTAAGTCGGAGACTCTTTCTTAATCACCTCACAAACGCCCTTAAATAGCGCTCTAGCGCGTTCTAAATCTTGACTGTTCTTACGTACTCTTTTCTCATTAGAACTCTCTGTAGAGACCAATTTGAGGTCGTGTACGTCAAAATCGTTGCTGTCGGTGTCAATGGTTCCGATAGCAATACCAAAGTTTCTCAGGGAGGGGTCGATACCTATAATTTTTATCTTTTTCATTACATTTAGACGCAGATACCCCTGCCTGAAGGCAGGGGAGAAAGCGCCTCCTCTTTTTGTTAAGTTAAAAATAAATTTGTTTGAGGCGGATACTCTCAAGTTCCGCCTCTTCTCGATCTTTCGATCGGTTGTGATTCTTCGCCAATGTTGAAAGGGGTTTCGTATCGACAGCACCGCTCCTACCTCTCAGAGCTTTTAACCATCGACCACAGAGCGTGGAACTAGAATCTACATTCCACGGTGTCTATACATTCCCAATCAACGTAGTTCGTCAAACAACGAACTGAGGCTAGTCAACTAGAGGCTTTTTCAAGTCTCGGCCTGGAGACCGAGGTAGTTGACTTACCAAGTTCCATAATTTACGTGATAGGAAAGTTCGTTCTCTTTCTGCACTTCTTCTTTTTGCGGTCTAAAGACTTCCAGCAGAGCGTTTCTAATAATGGGAAGAATGAAGCACGTTGTGAAGTTGTCTATCAATTCTCTTTCGGAAATCTTTGGCCCTTTGTATTTCAGTGATCGCAATACAGCTTGAATCAACTTTGTATTAGCTTTTAGAAAAGAGCTGTCTTTACACTCAAAGAGGATTTCGTTGTTTTTGTCGTAATAAACGTCCGCTCGTTTAATTGCCTTAAAGTTTTTCAAGTCCACAACAAGATCGTAAGTAAACTGCCATAACTCAAGTTGGTCGATAACATCGGTTGTAATGCCCGTGATAGAACCGAAAACCTGAATTCTAAAAACAAGTTTCTCGCTTGCTGGTGTGTTTCTTAAAACTCCGCAATTAAAGCGTTTAACTTCTAATTCTTCGCCCACAAGAAGGTTTCTTTTCTTTTCTAAATCTTCACTAAGAAGAACTGGCGAATGAGAAAAAGGACTCTGAAAACTTAGTCTAACTTCGCTTTCGTTTTCCGTTCTGTACTGATTGAATACAGCCATAAAATAGTTCTTCCATTTTTTTGTACTTGCTTGAAGAACGTCAATTGTCTGTACTTTACTGACATTCTCGTTTTCTTCGATGGGAAACAGAATGCTTTCGTTGATTTCTTCTGCCATTATTCTTCTCTGCTAACAGTGCTGATACCGTCTCGTTTTGTGACAACGATTGAGTTGTCAATCCAATCACGCAACGAGTTATGAGAGATAACTAAAGCTGTACCGAATTGCTTTGCTTTCTCTTCTAATATTGACATCATGCGCTCTAAACCACTGGCATCAAGGGCGTGATCGACTTCGTCCGCAATATATAAGTCAATCGGCTTTTTAGCCCTTGAAGCAACGAGGTCTTGCAGTGCCATAGAAGTTGCAACACGAACTTTTCTCTTTTCTCCGCCACTGAGTCCAGCGAAGCAATTTGCGCCCTTGACGCTTTGCACATCAATAGAAAACTTCTCTTTGAAGTCTCCCTTAGCCGTCTTAGTCAAAGTCTGCCAAGTTGCAGTAATTTCACCGTCTGACAAGGTGTTGAGATAAAAAGCCGTTCTTTCGTTCAAAAATGGCGTTACGGTATCGAGAATGTGCGCACGAATACCTTTGCGTGAATAAAGCTCGTCCACTGCTTCCGCAATTTTCTGTTGTTCCGCATATTTTTCATGCTCGCTCTCTCGTTCCTTCTTATCTTTTTCGAGCCTCGCAATACTCTCTTCAAGCGTTTTGATTGTTTTGTTATACGGGGTTTCGCCTTTAACTGTTACTTCTTCAGTGGCTTCAATCGTTTTTTTCAAATTTTGAAGTTCACGCTTTTGAGTATCAATCTGGAATTGAACGTCTTGATTTTTCTTAAGGCGTTCATTTAGTTCGTTCATCGCCGACATCAGCTCAGTAGCGTTAGGCATACTTTTTTTGAAATCTTCGGCATCTTTCGCCAAAACTTTCGCTTCAGCGACCTGCTTCTTAAAGTCTTCAATCTGCTTTAAAACTTCTTTTGTCTTATTAGCAATCTGAGATTCAATCGCCTTTTTAGCAGTTTCTAGGTCTTCGGCTTGATAGACTTTTCCGCATTCGCTACAGTGCGTGCCGATCTTTGCTTTCAAATTGTTTATCTCTTTATTGAGGTCAGCGATTTTCTCTTTTTCTTTTTCAATCTCCTTTTTTGTCATTACACAATGACTTTGTGCAGACATAGCCAATCTTTGCTTTTCGGCACCCTTTGCTTCAATAAAGGAGTATTCGTCGATCTTTGCTTGAATTTCAGCTTTCTTTTTCTCAATTGCTTCTACAGCTTCGACAGGCAACGCAGATGCTTTCTTCAATTCCGATTCAAGTAAGTCTTTGTACCTTAATTGTTGTGCTCTTTCTAAAGTGGCATTTCTAATATGAGTTTCTCTTTCGTAAACAACATCGTCTAAAAGTTTTTTGTTGTTGCTCAGTTCAGAAGCCAGATTTTCTATCTTTCCCTGCGTCTCAGTAGTCAAGCGCACACAATCCTGATACTTTGCATGAGCGATTTCACTTGCTTTTTGAAGTTTGTCAATGCCAGCGGCTTCTTCAATTAAAGTCTTCAAATTCTTATCAGTCAGTGCGGGAAGATCAGGCATCTTTTCCTGAACTGCGTAAATGGACGAAGTAAAAATTTCATAAGAACAACCGAGCAGTTCATTCACAAGGGCTTGAGTATCCGCCACTGTAGTCTTGGTCAATTCACAACCTGACCCGACATCATTTCCGTCAACAATGACGTGTTGAACAATCAAGTTGTTTCCTAATCTCTTGCTCTTTCGTCCTCTTTCAATGTAGTAGCAGTTCAACCCTTCTGTCCAAACTTCTACTCCGACAACACATTCCTTCTTTGTTTTCTTGTTGATAACGGCATCGCCCGAGACACCTCGGCCCGTTACACCGTACAAGCACCAGCAAAGCGCATCGACAAGACTGGACTTACCTGCACCGTTGCTGTTTGCACTTTCGTCGTCTTCGTTTCTTCCTTCTATGAGAGTTAGACCACAATTATGAAGATCAACCTCGGCTTCGCCGATAACGAGAAAGTTTTTAATTGATAATTTGCCAAAATACATAATTTAGCCCTCGATTTCGTTATAGATTTCAAACGCTTTTTTCTTAACTTCTTCTCTAAACTCAGTCGAAGAATCTTTGAGTTTTTCGTCCAAATAGCTCATTAAAGAGGTGCTTAAAGGGTTATGCTCGAGGTCTTTTACCGTGGTTTCCCGTTTAACCTCAGCAGTCTTCGCTTTGAGATTGACTAAAGCGTTTTTAGCTCCGAGAGTTTTGATCAGCTCGTCGTGAATTTCTTTGGCTGTTTTCAGGTCTTCATCTGTGGTCAATCTCACATAGTTACCTGCGCAAATCTCAGCGAATTCTCCTACCGTGTAATCTTTAGCAGTTTGATCGAGATCGACGAACTTCGGGGTATTGCTTTCTAACCAAGCCCAACGGTCTGTAGCGGTATCAAGAAGAATGTTTCCTGATAAAGAACCAATGTCAGACCAAGTGTGGTGACACAATGCGCCAACAGAGATCAGTTGCTCGCTGACTACTTTGTGATTGTGATAGTGACCCGCAAAGATTTTGCCCTTAAAGCCCGTTGATTCAATGTAATCTTGAGTGATACCGCCAGCGGGCAGACCTTTGATTACTCCGTCTATCGGAGCGTGAGTAAAGACATATTTAACTTTCGGGTCTTTGATTAACTGTTCAAATTCTCTCTTCCACCATTCAATGTTCCTTTGCCACGGGATAAAGCCGAGCTGATGTTGAGAATAAGTCTCTGTAATGACATCTGCATTACATTGACTGATGAACATCGAATTGCCATACTGTTCGCCATTTGCGAATGCGAGGTCATGATTGCCCGTGACAAAAAATGCTTGATCGAATTGATCTCTGATTTCCTTTAAACATTCAATAGAAGGAACTAAGACGCTCGTGTCAATCTTTCCTTTCACATGAAAAAGATCACCGCAATGAATCAAAGTGTCACAACCGAATGCTTTAGCCTGTTTTGTCACCCGTCTCATTTCATTGAGAATGATTTCAAGACGAGAATTTGCGCCCTTTTCATTGATGGTTGAAAACTGTGTCCAGTTGTGCAGATGTGTGTCGCTAATGATGCAGATTTTCATCACCAAGTCCCCCATAATGGATGAATAGCAATACCTTTTTCTCTTCTGATAGTCGTTGCTTCTGTATCGGTTAAACCGCTCTTGCAATAGATGTCGTAGAGATATTCGCAAGCCTCTTGAGCGCTCTTAGCATCGCCGATTCTTAACCTTTTCCCACCCAAGGGAATGCCATCAGGGAGGTCGCCCCTCATACCTCTGTAAATGCACCAAAGATGCTCAGAAAACAACTTGTTGTCTCTATCTTTTTTAGTTTTGCTGAGTCTTCTGTAGAGGTCGTAATAGAACTTTTTAAAGTTTGAAAACGTCGGATAGTCGATGTCTATTTTGTCATCGTACCACGGTCTCCAATCTGCCCTTTTTAAGACTTCTAAGTCTCTATTTGAGCGTGTGAGCGCAAAGTAAAAAAGATAGAACTCCCACGGTAGCCCACGGGCGAATTTGGTATCGACCTCCTCTTTAGTTTTCCCAAGAAACCACAACAGTCTCATAACGGGAGAAAATTGGGCATCATTAAAACAATTAAAGCCAACAAAATCACGTCCGTTGGGTATTTTGAGCTTTACTCCAAGCTCTTTAAATTTTTCTCTATTGAAAAAGTAATCAGCGACACTCTTTGGCTTGGTAACCGATGAATCAACAACATCGTCTTTATTAAAAACAAGAATCCTCCTTTCGGAAGGTCTCCATGTTAGACACTCCATATCGAACTTCCATAAATCCGTTTTACTCAGTGCCGTCTCAACGGTGAATTCCAACATTAGATCGGACGATGAGTAAGTCGGACAGAGAGCGCCGTAACAACTGTACGGGCGCTGTCCGAAATGAAGGTCGTACAGAGATTTAGATTTTTCTAATATCTGTTCGACAGAAATCATTGTTACGCCTTTAAAAGATTGCTAAGTTCGTCGTAAGCACATTCATCGGTGATCTTTTTAACAAGCTGACTCTTGTAGTATTTTTTATCACCATATTGAATGTAAGCGCCTGATACTTCGAGCTTTTTCGTCTCGACTAACAGGTCTATTAGAGAGCTTACATAATCGAATTGAGGAACGTTCTCAGCGTTGTAATACATATCCACTGAGCAGACCCCAAACGGCTTTGTAATCTTGTTTTTGCGTGCTTCTATCGTGATTTTCTGACCGAGATACTTCTTGTCTTTATCGACAATCTTTTTCTTGTTCAGAAAGAGACGAACAGAGCTGAAATACTCCATTGCTTTACCTCCAGGCGTGCTTGTCGTCGGGACGTAAGCTCCTGGAACAGTTCTGACCTGATTGAGATAGACGAAAGTAGCGTTTGTTTTCCATGCTTTCTGAGCCATAACCTTGAGCGTGGTAGAAGCAACACGAGCCAACGCCGTTGTGTCGTTCATGTTGTATGCATCAATGTCTTTGGCCGCTGAAGAAGCGGGGACTGCACTAGCAATCGAATCAAAGACCGCCATTATCGGAGCGTCTGCGTCGATAATCGCATTGTCTCTGAGTGTTTCGCACACTTGAATTGCAATCTTATTGCCGTCTTCCCATGTTTCAGGTGTGAAGTAGAAGAAGTAAGGACGTTCGGTGTTAAGACCTAAGTTTCTTGCTAAGTCGATACTGAAAGCACGCTCCCAATCAATGAAAATCGCAACACCGCCAAGAGCTTGCGTTTCAATCATCATCTTGGTTGCAAGCAACGTTTTGCCACTCGCGCTCTCGCCTACAATTTCAACAATACGACCGTAAGGCAGACCGCCGTCATACTTACCGCTGATGACTTTATTCAGCGGTTCATAGCTCGTGTTAATAAACTTGTCGTAACCGATGATCTCGGAATTTGGACCAATCTTTTTGTCCAATAATGCAATTGCGTCTTCTTTATTCAATTTAATTTCCTCTAGAGAACAATGTCTCGAAGATGTCAAAGTGGGCAAGAAACGAATTGAATTCGAGGTTTTCACATAACTTGTAAAACGCATCTCCTTCAAACTTACCTTTCGACATATAGGTTTTAGAAGTGTCAATTTGCGGGTTCCTTATGTTCATAAGGAGCAAATTTCTCTTGAAGGTCTCTTGTTTCTCCTTTGAGTCAAATAGCTGTTGTTCGTAACGGTTGCGGGGCTTATTCAAAAGAAAATTATTGAAATTTGAATAATGCATAGCTATATCAGTTGCTCGTTCTTCACCGATACCGCCAACGCCGTTGATGTTGTCGCTTGTATCACCCATCAAACATTTCTTAAATAAGAACTGCTCGGGCGTGAACACTCCTGTCTTTCCCTGATAATTCAGACTGTTGATATGAACTCGTGTTTTCGGGTCAAACCACTCAATACCTTTATCGATCAGCAATAACCAGTCTTTATCACCGCTCACTAACGTGACTTCTCGATTTCCTCTCTTAGAACAAAGCAGTCCAGCAAGATCATCGGCTTCGTAATTAGGTGCGCATAAACGAGCGATACCAAGCAGATACACTGCTTGATCAATAAAAGGCTTCTGAGCTGTATAAGCGTTTAACTCAGCTTGTTTTGCGGGCGTCAGAGGCTTTCTATTGCCCTTATAAGCGGGATAAAGATTGAATCTGAAGTCTGCTCTCCCATCATCTAAGACAATGAAATCTCGGTCTTGATATTCTTTCTTGAGAGAGATCAGAGTACGAATAAAACCGAAGACCGCCTGAGTCTGAAAACCTGAGCTTGTCTTTAGAACAGACTGAGCGTTGCTTCGTCTGCCAAGATTGTTTTTGTCAATGAGTACGAGGTTTCGCATAGTCAAGAAAGGGGGCAAACGCCCCCTCTTTCATTTCTTCAGTTACGGAAGATCGGCTGGGTCGATTGTTTTGGGCGCATTAAGACTTGCCAACATCGAATCTAGGTCGTCAGCAATGCTCGGCATTTTCGGCTCTGCAACGGGCTGTACAGGGGCAGGCTTGACTTCCTGAGTCGGAGCAATCGGCTTTACAACGGGCTGAGAAACAACCGTCTGAGCGTTCTCTACAACGGGTTTCGGCTGAGTTGCAATCTGATGTGATTCAGGTACATAGCTCGAAGCGATAGCGCTAACATTGACGCCCAAACGAGCGAATGTCTGAAGACCCTTCCCGACTTCAGCAGGTGTTGTCGAATGACAATAAGCGTCTAAGTCGTGAATTTTCTCTTTAACCCCAGCGGGCATCGGATAGGTTTCAGGATTGATAGAAACAACGTAAGTTGTATCGAAACCTTCGCCAGTACGAGTGATGGAGAAAACTTGCGGGTTAACTTCATCAAAGAGCTGTTTGCTCCATTTTCCGACCTGCTCAACGAGCTGATCGAAAGCACGACCGCCGATCATCAAAATCTGCGGTTCATTCGGAGTTTCAGAATCAAGTGCCAAGACGTTAACGAGATAACGCTGTACAGAACCGAAGTTACTGACAATAGCTTTCTTCTGCTCGTCATTCACACAGTTGCTGACAGCTTCGCTAAGAGCTTCGCAGATAGGGCACGGTGTGCCGAAGGTCTTGTTGTTGCAGATGACTTTTGCGACAATTTGAGGCTGACCTTTTGCATTTGCTTTGCCGAGGTCTTTACACCAGTGTTCACCGTAGTCATGCCAGAAGGTTTCACGATCAGCGGGGTTCCACCCGGGTAAAAGAACGAAACGGGATGTGCCCTTTTTCGGTGTCATGACTTTGATGTCGTTGCGAGCACGTTCGGCTTTTTTCTTGTTAAGAATGTTTTGAAGTTTGCTTAAGTCCATGATTTAATTTCTTAAGTTAGTTTATTAAGTAGTTAACTAGTTACTAATTGGTCAAAAAGATTTACGTGAATTTAAAGTTACAGAACCTCCTGCCTGTATAAGACGGGCGTCTAAAAGTTGTTGAATGGTTTTCTTTCGATCGTGCAGAGCACTACAACAGGCTTGAAGCTGATCTCGAATTCTTTCTGATTCAACTACAGTCCAATACCTCTTTATATATTCCTCTTCCGTTTTCACAATAGAGTCAATAGACCCCTCTGTGACTCTCTTTTCCTTTACGGTCAGCTCGGCTTCAACTTCTCTTTTTCGTGTGAAGTAATACATATTAAGATTCAACTGAGCGGTCTTGACTTGTCTTTCTGCTAGAGCCTTCTGATTCAAATAGTAAGCAAGAAGAGATGCTTGATTTAAAGCGCATTCGTCAAGATTGACCTCGTTCACCTGAATTTCATCAGCGAACTTTGTCATATCAGGTTCGTATAACAAGGGCATCGATAACCTCTTAAGTAGTTAATTACTTATTATAATACCACTTCTTTGACTTTATTGAAGGTGGAAATAAGGTTATTCATCTTTTCTTCATCGAAAAGAACCTGAGCAGGATTGATACCGCAGACAATCGTCATATTCTTTGCAGGGTCGTAAATCGCTTGACCATCTGCTTCAGACGCTTTCATATCTGGAAAGAACTTTCTGATTGTCGTTGAGCCAAGAGCGACAACTACTGCGGGATTGATAACTTGAATCTCTTTTTCAAGAAACTTTGAGCACTTAGCAACTTGCTCACCAGTCAAGAACTTTCCTTCTTTCTTCGCTTTAACTAGCGCCGTGTAATAGCCGTTTTTAACTGAAAGTCCAGCCGACATGAGAGCTTTTTGAACAATCCCGCCGACTTTCCCAGTCATAAACTTTCCTTTGCCCTCTTCTTCCCAAGAAGGACAATCTCCGACAATCATAAATTTGACTTCTCTTGAGCCAATGCTCGGCGTACAGTGAACCTTTTCGCAAAGATCACAGTCTTTGCACTTGCCAATATCGTCAACGATGGAAACAATGTTGTCTTTCATCACTTTATTGATGATGACCGTCTTCGGATTTCTGACAACTTGCAGAATCAAACCGCCCATCAATTCCTTTTGATCTTTGATTCTTGAAGGGGCATCAACGGGCGGGATAGTTGAATCAATCTCGCAAAAACTCCCGACTTTCTCCAAGTTACTGACTGCACGAGCATTAACGCCAGAACCTTTCTTTGAAGCAAGCGTCTTAAACTCATCGATAGAAGAGAAAGAGCCTCCGTTTTCTTCTCTTAACTTGACGATCTTGTTGGCAATATTGCTTGAAATGTATTTGACTGAAGAGAACGGAGCCAAAATCCGATGTTCGTCCAATACTTCAAACTGAGCTGAAGAATGATTGATTTGTGGCGGAAGAACCGCGATTCCAGCTTCTTGAGCGTCTTTTACAACAGGCTCAAACTTATCGTCCGAGATGATGGAAAGAGAAGCCGCAAAATACTCAGCGGGATAATGCGTTCTTAAATAACAAGACCAGTAAGAGATGATGGAGTAAGCACAACTATGTGAACGATTAAATGCATAGCTTGCAAATTTTTCAATTTTCTCAAATAGTTCTTGAGCTTGAGATTTCGCCATTCCCGAAACAGTAAATGCTCCATCAATGAATTTTTCTTTCATTGCTGTCATTTTCTCAAGGTCTTTCTTTCCCATCGCTCGGCGTAGCGTGTCGGCTTCGCCCATTGAGAAGCCCGCTAAATCTCTGGCGACCTGCATAACTTGTTCTTGATAAACGATAATTCCAGAGGTGTTCTTTAGCGCCCTCTCCATGTTCGGGTGGTCGTAGAAAACAGACTTATAGCCCTGTTTGATTTTCACGAAGTCATCTAACAGACCAGAATCCATCGGGCCAGGACGATACAAGGCGGTTGCAGTTGTAATGTCTTCAAAGGTTAATTGACCTCCGTAAGCCAACGATTTGAGCAACTGCTTCATGCCAGAAGATTCAAACTGAAAGACGCCCGTTGTCTCACCTCTTCCAAACGCTTGCAGAGTTTCTTTATCGTCAAGCGAAATATCCAAGAGATTGAGCTTTTTACCGTAGCGTTTCTCAATGTACCTCAGACAAATTTGAAGGGTATCAAGGGTTGAAAGACCAAGAATGTCCATCTTGATCAATCCCATGTCTTCAACTATTCGCTTGTCCCAATTAACAACAAAAGACCCCGCTCTTCTTTCAACTACTGCGCGCTTGACCAAAGGCTCACCCGCAACGATAGTGCCAGCGGCATGTCTGCCCAAACTTCGCATTACACCTTCTAGCGCTAATGAGTGATGCCATAATTTGGGATTCTCTTTTGCGAAGTAGCCAATTTCAGGTACGGCTTTAGCGCTCTCTTCCAAGTTAGAAGAAAAACCGTGCTCTTTCGGCACCATCTTAGAGACTTCTAACTTGTTCATTGGTAAAGAGAAAATTCGTCCAGCGTCTCTAATCGCACTTGCGGAACCCAAAGCTCCATAGTTAGAGATGCCAGAGACGCACTCTTTGCCGTATTTGCTCTCAAGATATTCGATAACTTCTTGTCTGCGGGTTGACTGATAGTCCAAATCAGCATCAGGCAAGTCATGTCGTTCAGGGTTGATAAATCGTTCAAAAATTAAGTTGAAACGAATCGGGTCAACTTCAGTAATTCCCATAAGGTAAGCAACGAGCGATCCTGCACAACTCCCTCTTGCTGGCCCCATAACAATTCCATTGTTCTTAGACCATTGAACGATGTCTTGCACAAGCAAAAAGTACCCGCCAAAGCCCATTTTCTGCAAAATAGACAGCTCATATTTGAGTCTGTTCATGTACTCAGGGAGCTTTTCTTTGCTTGGCAGATAACCTAACACGGGCTTTGCAAAGCGTTTTCTCCAGCCCTTTTTGCATTCTTCAACGACAGCAGAGAATTCGTCTTCCGCCATTTTTGGTAAGCAAGGTGCTTTCTTTTTGAATTCATAAGAGCAATTGTCAAAAAGAAACTCGGGGGATTCTCCGAAGCATTGATAAATGAATTCTGCAAGATTGCCAACTGAGCCGTGTCCTTTTCCCCAATACTTGTCAACGAGCTTGTCAAAAAGATTGTTCTTGATATCGTTCCATTTTTGGTTGAGCGTTAATCCTTTGATTTTTTGAATCTTTAAAACCGCTCCCTTCTCTGCTGTAATCTGCATATTCTTTGCTACAGCTTGATAGACGTTTAAAGAATCAATATCTTCGTCTTTCTCATACAAAGCTGGAAGCGTGCAAATTGCTTTGCATCTTTTGTCGTAAATGTGCCAACAATGAATCGCCCTTTGGAAACATCTTTCGTACAGCGGTGAATTGATCGGTACGATTTCAATAAGAACATTTTCAATGCCGAATTTTGAAATCAGCGACAAAAGATGTTCTTTGTAATTATCAACAGAGAAAAGATTGAAGGAATCGCCAGTCGTAACAATTACATCTTCAAGCTGAAGCACTTCGCTCATTTGAGTTCGAGCGTTGTAATAGAAGTGAGACTCCGTGTTTGCAAGCGTTAATAGCTTATAAATGGACTGAACGCCCTTCTCACTCTTTGCAAATACTTTTAGAGTGAACATAGGATTGTCTTTCGGAGCAATCCCGCTGCTTTTTGTAGGAGGCTTGTAAGTTGCGTCTTCATGAACATACAACGTAACGCCGAAAACCGTCTTAGCAATTCCTTTGAGCTTATTAGACAGAATCGGCATTGCTGATATAGTCATGTCGTCGGTAACCGCAATAGCGTCAAAGCCAGCTTCTTTTACGCCAGCAACAATTTTGTCAACGGTTAGAAGTGACTTTCCGATTGAAAAATCACTCTTTATGCCTAACCTGTAATTCATATCTATATTCTCCTGTCACGATCTTCATTGCTTTCAGTGCGCCTAACGCATTGCAGTATTTGGTCTTGAATGAAGAGTCAGTTAACTTTGAGTTGTATTGTTTGAGTTTCGTCTTCAGCATCTCGGGCGAATTGAAGCCGTGATGAATAAGAAGCGCCATTTGAAATAGAAAACCGAGCTTCGGAACTTTCTTCAGATTGGCTGTGTCTAAAAAATCATCGCCAGTACGAAGATTTGCAGTTAATAAAGTTGAGACCCAAGACTTTTGAGTTCTGTTTAGTCCAAGCAAATACTTTTTATCTTCAACAGAAAGCGAATCGGACACCTTGCTATCAAGCGCCATCTTCACTTTCTTTATCGGCTGATATTCGTAGTTAATCGACAAGTCATCGGCTTTAGGAAAACCTTTCTTTAGTTCCAAATGCTTTTTTAGAATCGGTCTAATATCAATAGCTTTCTCGATCTTACAAGCTGTCTTAATTACTTCGTCGGAACACTCGTTGAAACTTTCGCACTTCTGACAACATTCCGACTCAAAGTTAAATGCTGAAATCAGTCCGAAGCAGTTTCTCATTTCGCTTCCCCACTTCCAAAAATTCTCTGGGCGTACTGCAAGCAAACTTCTTCATCGACACTTGAGAGCTTATTCGTAAAAGCAAGTTTCAAACCTTGTGTAAGGTCGCCAATTAAAATTCCGATACGACCAGCATTGATCAATGCACGAGGAGAAATTGTGTCGTTCAGCTTCCCTTCCCCGTATGCTTTTCTGACTGCTTGAGCAAAATCAACTAACTGCTTCGCTTCAGTTTCTCTAATACCCGTCTTCTTAGTAAGAATCTCTGTTTCTTTCTCTTTCGGTAAATAATCTTTGTGTACGACAATGCCGAAACGGTCGTAGTTTGCAGAGTTCTGAGTCAAAGTACCTGCGTAACTTCCAGTTTCATCACCTGTGCCGTTCGTGTTACCCGTAGCGAAGAACCTGAAGTTTTTATGAGGTTTGATAATTCGGTATTCTTCGGGGGCGTCTTTGATAACTAGCGGTTTCCCTTCAAGCACAGACTGATAAACCGACAAAACGTGAGGCGGAGTGAAGTCATATTCGTCTGCACAATAGACCCAGCCGTACAGCATTGCTTCAGATAATGCGCCGAGCTGATAAACCGTCTCACCGTTCTTAACAATCCATTGACCGACAATATGAGCTTCTTCGGTATTTGCAGTGTGCTGAATACGCATGAAAGAACGATTCGTGCGAGCACAAATTTGCTCAATACCTTCTGTTTTCCCACAACCCTTGTGACCCCAAACCAAACACGGTGTGTTTAGCTCTAAAGCCATAAGTTGAAACTTCAGCTCTTTAATGTCATAGATGTAGTTATCAGAGATTTCAGGAACTAGGCTTTTAGATTTCGGATTGTCAGAGTCATTAAGAACAGAGATTGAGATTTCTTCTCCAAGTTTGTTTTTGCAAATTTCAGCGGACAAATTAAAAACTTTGCTGATAGTTTCTTTATGACAATTGTCATCAGCTTTTATTTCAGTTTTCTGAGCTTCAGCCCTTTGTGCTTCGACTTTCGCTTTTTCTTCAATTCGCTTCTGAAACTCTGCAACTTTAAGTTTTCCCCAAGCGCTCAAAATCGGAGAATCAGGATACAAACGCTGATAATCAGAAATAGTGACATCGGGGTGAAAATCTTTTAAATGAGCTGAGATGCTATGCACTTTGCTACCGCACATCGCGCAAGAGATGTACTCTTTTTTGAGGCTTTCGTCTGTCATGATTTTATTCTTAAGTAGTTAATTACTTATTATTTTAGCGAACTAAAAACTTCTTTAGTTGAGTTAAAGTTTCTTTGCCTAAGTCTTCGATTTCGTTAACAATTGAATAATGGGGGTAAAACTTTTTCACCGAATCTGAGCAAATTCCAATTCCAAAAGTTTCAATGTGTGCCTTTGTTACTTGCTCAATAGCGTAACGCAGATGCTTCTTTTCCCAAACCGAATAGTTTGTTTGAAAAGCGGGGTCGCCATCGGAGAAAACAAAGAGAATTTTTCTTTTCTGCGGTTGTGCTAACAATCTTGAAGATGCTATCAAAACACATTCTCCATCGACATTGTTGTTCATAGGGCATTCGCTATCTGAAAAATAACAAAGCGTTTGAGCCGTTTCGATTGAAAATTTATCTCCGAATTTTTTGAAAATCGGCATATTCAACGGTTCAATTCGAGTGTATGAGGGCTGACCGTCAAACGCCTTTTCTTCTGTTTTTTTCAGTGTTTGAAAAAAACTATCTCGCGGTTCGTTCCAATCAGTAGTAAACCCCAAAATTTCAAAGTTAATGCCGATCTTTGATAGAGCTTTAGCAAAGATATAAGCAGACATACACGCATACTTGACTGGAGTTCCAATCATAGAACCCGACAAGTCGATCAGCAAACTAACAGCGACATCCTTTGTTTTTCTTTCCATCTTCTTTCTGAAGACTCTTTCGTCGCCCGTGATAAGCCTGCTTAAACCCGCTCCATACAAGCATCCCTTTTTATGCCCGTATTCCCAACTGCTTACAGACAATGCGCTCATGTAACGTTCAAGCTGTTTTTGAATGACGGAAGAATATTGAGCCGTCTCTTCTAAAAATTCCTTATAAGTTCTAGGGTTTCTTTCTAAAAAACTTTGAATGGAATAACTTTTAACCGATTGCGGTTCAATGCGGTCATATCTTGTCGTTAGAGGTCTATAGACCTTGGGCGCCCTTCCGCTTCCGTTTTCTTGTCTGATGATTTTCTTGATCTCGGCACGAATAGAGTCTCCGAAGTCTTCCCCTGTAATGAGCTTTTCAATTTCCTTCGTTAATTCGTCTTCTTCGGAAGAATCTTCTTCGTCTTTTTCTCCATCGCCGTCTCCACCTTCTTTGTCTTTTCTGTCTTTGTCTTTTCTGTCTTTGTCGGGTTCACCATCTTTGTCTTCAGAATCTTTCGATTTTTCGGAGTCATCTTTCTTATCGTCCTTCTCTGAAGGTTTTTCAGAATCTTTTTCCTCTTCCTCAGACTCTTCAGATTTTTTTTCTGTCTTAACTGACTTTCCCGAACCCTCTGACTTTTTATCTTTCTTCGAGCTACCGCCAGATGATTCTTTCATTGAAAAAGACATCTTGTCTTCATGCTTCTTCAGAAATTCTTCAATAACGTCAAGAATCTCTTCTGAGCTTTTGGCCTTACTCATAAGCGTATAGAGATTGTCGATTCCTTCGTCGTACTTCTTACAAAGTTCTAAGTATTCTTGATGTTCGTTAAAGAACTCCGTCGCAAACTCCGAACCAACAAGCCAGCGAGCATAGAAAACTATCATTCCGTCGATTATCTCTTCGGCTGAAGAATCTTCTTTTAACCCGCTCATGTTCTTTTCGAGAATCATCTTCAAAACGTTCGAGAAATTCTCTTTAGAACCTTTATAGCGTTTCTTCATCAGCTCTTCTATGCGAGCGTCTTCAGCAACGTTAAAAAGCATTAGAACCATTTGGGCGACCTTTTCGCCATACTTTTTTTCGATCTTCTCAATTCTCTTTCTAAAGATCGAGCCGTCGGTGTAAAGCACGTGCGCTGATTCATGGTCTAAAAAGCCTTTGATGTAAGTTCTCATTACATCATCGACATTTTCAGACAGCATAGGCAGAGTGATGTTTGTCGGGTTTCCTGCTTTGTCATAGCCCGTTTGAGCTTGCGTACCCGCAAAAATAATCTCGACATCTTTCTCTGACAACATCTGACCAACGACTTCAGTCGAGCGCATGAAATCGTAGTTACTGAGCAAACTGGGCATACGCCTCCTTAATATAAGTAAACGCTAACTGCATTAGTTTAAGTCTTATTTAAGTAGGCGACTACTTATTATTGTCCTTCTCTCTGACTAGCTTAATCTCAGTTACATCCCCCGCCTTCCCATGAATTATAAGAGAGGTTGCGCCAGTTGATGTCGTAATCAATTCGACCATCTGCCCGTCGCTCAATTTTTCAGAAACGGTGTTGTCCTCCTGTTGATAAAGATCGTATAGGTCTGATAAATCAATATTTTTTACTTCGAAAGAGATGAGTTTAGTTCTGATGATCATGATTTGGCTCTTAAAAAAATTACCGAACATTTTGAAAAAAGTATTACTTAATCATAACGCCATAATGAAATTGTAAACCAACTTTGGGCAGTTCAAAAATTACTTTTAGCGTAATTCTGACACAATATTACTAAGTAGTCGATTACATACTTTTAATGTTGTTAAAAAATTTTCTTTATGTAATCAATTACTTAATTCGTTGTGCTAATATTGTTTTACGTTAATTGTTTCCACAGATACAAAATGAGAAAAATTAGTCTCGAAGTTCCTGACAATCCGAGCGACAAATGGTTAGAAAACGCCACCGTCGCTGAGTATTTGGCTTACTTGCTTTATAAGAACGGTCTTACCGCTTCTGACGCCAGCTTGAATTTGGGCTATAAGTCTCCGAACATTCTCACAACAATACTTTCGGGGCGCATGAAACTGCCAATCGAACGAATCTATGACTTCGCTCACGAATTACGCGCTGACCCATATCTGCTCAGAGATAAAGTCATTAGAGAAAATTTTCCGCTCTATTTCAAAGAAGAACAACGCCACTTCCCCACCAAACGTGTCTATCCGCTTTCCAAGCAAATTATGGAATTGGCAACAGATGAAGGATTGCTTTACGGCGCGTTGAATGAAGAAGAAAAAAATATTCTCAAAGAAGCCTTTAAACAGATCAAAGGCCTGCGTAAAGAAAAGAAGTAAACGACTCAAATTTTCTCAATTGAGTAGGGTCTCGCTGAATTCCAGCGAGCACCCTCTCACACCACCGCCCGT